GATCTGCTCGTCGTTCACGGCTTCCGGGCTTCCTTCGCGGGCTGGTAGGTGGTCACCGGTCTCTCCCGTCCGGGTCGGTCGAGACGGAGGGCACCTCGGTGAGCGGGCCGAACTCGACCACCAACTCCGCCCAGGGCCACCCTCTGGCGGCTCCGTCCGAGTGCCACAGGCCGTCGTTGTCGAGTCCCCACTCGTCGTCCTCGACGTCCCGGACCACGCGGGCGTCGTGGGGCTCAGCGGGCGTGGTTGTGACGGTGGCGAGCCACACGCGTGCCTGCCGGGGTGGTGGGGGTGTGTCCTGGGAGGACACGGGCGGCAGGTCGAGGCACAGCGAACTGGCGATGGTCCGCATGGTGTTGCACGAGTCACCGTGCTCCATGTGCTCGTCCACGACTGCGATGAGCGCGTCGAACAGGACGTCGAAGTCCTCGGTCTTCGCGAGGGAGTCGCGGACGGCCTGGTCGAGGTCGCTCACTGCCCACCTCGCCGGGATGCGGTGGCGTGGTCGTGCTCGACGCGGACGACGTCGCAGCGGGCGGGGCAGAACTCGGTGGCCCCGTGGTACGGGCCGCAGTGCGCGCAGTCCGACGCGCCTTCGACTTCCATCGGGCCGACGTCGTGGCCGCAGCCCCGGGTGGTGTGGACGTGCTCGGCGATCAGCATCTCGCGGACGATGGCGAGCTCGGCGCGGAGTGCGGCGATCTGCTCGGAGTGCGGGGTGAGCCCGGTGTCGGGGTGGCCGATGCAGTTCTTCACCATCTGCACGGCGTCGCGGAGTGCGGCGGTCTCGGTGTCCCGGTCGGCGGACTGACGGGCGATCTCGGCGGCACGCTTCGTCGCGGCCCGGTAGCCGGCGAGGTAGTCGGAGGAAGGACGGCGCTCGGGGTCCACGGCGTCGGCCTGGTCGCGCTCGTCCTGCTCGATCGCCTCCGCGATGCCGCCGGTTGTGGCTGGTTGGTCGGCGAGGTGAGGGACAGCGGCCTCCAGCACGGCGCGGGCTCCTGCGTGCGCGGTCTCACGGGCGCTGTCGTCGTGGTCGTAGTCGACGCCAGCGAAGGTGCAGGCGGCGCGGGCTGCTGCGTCCACGGCCTTGTCGGTGATGGGGTCAGCGGACATCAGACGCCTCCGGGGCGGACTCGGGCAGCGTCATGACGTCGGTGAAGTCACCGGTGACTGTGGTCACGCCGCACTCGTCGTCGGCGCACACGAACGTGGTCTGCTCGCCGATGTCGTACGGGATCACCGGGCGACCCTTGTACTCCTCGGCGGTGACCGTGAGGCCTTCGGTGTAGGCGTCACCGCCGCACTCGCCGCACTCGGCCGACAGGTAGAACATGGTCACCTCAGGCATCGCTGCCCTCCTTGGTGGGGTAGGGGTCGGCGACCAGGTCGCAGGTGAACTCGACGACGGTCCCGAACCGGTCGTTGCTGTCGAGCTCGGCGACCTCGCCGTCGTCGGTGACGATCCGGGCGCTCTGCCGGTTGCCGTTCTCGTCACGCCAGATCACCCGGGCGCCGGGGGCGAACGGGGCGGTCATGATCGGGCCTGTTCGGGGCAGTCGCAGGTGTCGGGGCAGCAGCCGCACAGCGGGTGGTCGGCGTCCGGGTGCCCGCACACGGAGGGCTGGTGGAGCGCGCGGTACACGCCGCACATCCCACGCGCCGCAGCGGGGCCGAACTCGTCGTCGAACCGGGAGGCGATGTTGCGCATCAGCCCCGAGCGGACCTCGTAGCTGTCGTGGCCGGGCTGGTCCATGGCGGTGCGGCAGCGCTGGACGGTGGCGAAGAGTTCGGCCAGGCCGGCGCGTTCGGTGGGGGTGAGGCGGGCGCCGGAGCGGAGCCGGTCGAGGAGGTTGTCGGCGGTGGTGGACGCGGTGGCCTGGTCGAAGGTGGTCACTGGTGGTCTCCGAGGTCGTCGCGGTGGTGGTCGCGGTTGGGGTCGGCCATGGCGCGGCGGAACGCGTCGGGGTCGGCGTCGAGCGGGTCGGCGTTGCGGAGGATGTGGGCGACGACGGCCCAGGTGACGGCGAGCAGGGCGGCGCCCGCGGCGGCCAGGTAGACGGCGGTCATCGGAGGCCGCCGGCGCGGTGGCGGCGGACGGTGCGGGCGTAGTCGGCGGCGATGCAGGCGATCAGGGCGACGGCGGCGGCGAGCATGGCGGCAGCGATGAGGGTGTCCATCAGGCACCGGTCAGTGCGATCGCAGCCCACGTCGTGCGAGTGTCGGCTTCGATCTCCGCCCGCCGTTCGGGGGTGAGCGGGTGTTCGCCGATGTAGTCGCAGCGGAGCAGATGGCGGCGGACGAGCTCGTCGACGACGGCCGTGTGCTGCCGGCGGAGCATGTCGACCTCGGCGCGCAACCGGTCGATCTCCAGCGTTTCGTGCTGGTGTCGTGTGGTGGCGTCGGCGACCACGGCCTTCAGGGACTCGGCTGCTTCGGCATCGAGGTAGCCGGCGATCCGGACGAGGTCGTCGGCGCGGACGACGCGGTAGCAGCCGGTCCGGGTGTTGACCGTCTGGTGGGCGGTGGCGGCGATCTCGCGGAGCCGGGTGGCGCACACGAGCGGGGCGGTGGCGGACAGGACGTGGTGGGCTTGTTCGGCGGGGATGTGGTCCGCGGCGGCGACCCGGTCGGCGGCGGCGATGGCGTTGGCGTTGAACAGGGTCGCGGTCACCGGGCACCGTCCAGCGGACGCAGGTTCGTCGCGCTGACAGCCAGGTACTCGCCGTCCTCGTCCAGCCGGATGCGCACCACCGAGCCGTGCCGGGTGAGCGTGACCGCCTCGACCGTCGCTGGCTTCCACTCGCCTGCCGGGTTCCACTCCACCCGATCCCCCGGTGAGCCGGGGGCGAGAGCGAGCAGCGCGCTGTGCACGGCAGGGGTGCGGCTGATCCAGCGCAGCACCCCGACCAGCTCCTCGTGAGTGCGTTCCCGTTCGTCCATGGTCAGGTCGGGGAGGATCTCTGCGAGGTCCTCTTCGACGCTGGAGTTGCCGTACGGGCGCTTGCCGTCGATCTCTGGGGCCCCGTACTCCATCTCGGACATGCGCCAGTAGGCCGAGGACAGCAGAGCTAGGTGGTCGCGGGTGGGCTTGGTCATTGGGTGCTCCTGCGGGTGGGGAGGAGGCGGGCCAGTCGGCGGGTCCAGCGGGCGCGGCGGACCGCGCGCAAGCCCTGGCGGGTGGTGACGAGCTGAACGGCCGGGCGGCTGTCGACATCGACCCGCCAGGCGTGCAGCAGGCCGCTCAGGTCGTCGCTGACGGCTTCAGCGGGCAGTTCGAGGGCGCGGCCACCCAGGACGTCGAGCAGGGCGTCGTCGGCGCGCACAGCCGCCGTGTCGACCACGTCGGCGTTCACCGGGCATCACCCTCGGTACGGGCGGCGATCCGGGCCCGTAACTGCTCCGCACGCTCCGCCCACTTCTGCGCCGCCACGGTGCGAGAGCCGATCGCGTCCAGCAGCGCTAAGTACGCCACCGAGTTGCCGCGGGTGACGTCGGACTCCGCGCGGAACAGCTCGGCGAACCCCTCGTTGTCGCGCCGGTGGGCCTCGTAGCGGGCCAGCAGGGCGGAGTCGGTGTCGAGGGGGAGCTTGCCGGTCTCCCTGGTCTGCTCGACCAGTTCGTTCAGGCGGGCTTGGCGGCCTTCGGCGGTGGTGAGGTCGTGGCTCATCAGACGGTCACCAGCTTCAGGGTGGCCACGGCGCGGCGGGCCTGGCCCTGCCACTGCTGGCGTTCGGCGGCGCGGACTTGGCCGTTGGTGCGGCGGGCGGGTTTGCGGGTGCCGGTGGGGTGGGTGGCCAGTTGGCCGATGAGCGGGGCGGGGCGGGTGGTGTTCATGTCGCGGTTGTCGCGGGGGTGGGTCATCGGTGCTCCCGTAGTCCGGGGTGGTGTTCGCTCTCGCTACTTTAGCGCTACCCGCCGCTACTAACAAGCATCGCGGGCATGCGAAAACCAGCAGAATCAGGCAGAGCGGGACACCGAGTACAGATCCCGAGCCCGGGCGTAGTGCGGCGCCCACTGCAGGTAGATGTCCCCACACCGGCCCTGCCGGTTCTTGTCCACGATGAACGCGATCTCCCCGTGATGCTCCTCCGACGGGTCCAGCCACAGCAGCGCGATCACATCCGCGTCCTGCTCCACCGCGCCGGACTCCCGCAGATGGGCCTTCGTCGGACGCTTGTCCGTCGCCTGCTCCGACTGCCGGTTCAACTGCGACAGCGCCACCACCGGCACCCCCAGCTCCTTCGCCAGCAACTTCAGCTCGCGGGAGAACTGGGCCACCTGTTCGTGCCGCGGTACCCGCGGGTCAGCACCGTTGAGCAACTGCAGGTAGTCCGCCACCACCAGCCCGAGACCGGCCTGGTGCCGCTTCTGGTCGCGGGCGAGGGACCGCAGCCGGGACAGCGACAGCGAGGATGCGTCCTCGATGCGCAGCGGCACGTCCTGCAGTTGCTGGGCGGCCTGCTCGATGCGGTGCCAGTCGTCGGGGGAGAGGTGATGCCTGGTGAGCGCGCCGAGTTCGACGCTGGCGACCTGGGCGAGAACCCGGTCGGTGATCTCGTCGCGGTGCATCTCCAGCGACGCGAACACCACACCTTGGCCAGCGAGAGCGGCCTGCACCGCGAGGTTGATGCCGACCACGGACTTGCCGACGCCGGTGCGGGCACCGATGACGACGAGCTGCCCGGGGCGGAGTCCTCCGCTGAGGATGTCGTCGACGTCGGCCCAGCCGGTCGACAGTGCAGGCGGGCGCGGTTCTGCGTAGCGGCGGAGCGCGCTTTCGGCGAGGTCTCCGATCCATGCGCCCTCTTCGTGGTTACGGTTGCGGTAGGAGGCGGTGGCGTTGTCGACGGCGGCGCGGGCACGGTCGACGACCTCGTGCATCTCGGCGCCGCCCGTGCCGCTGTAGCCGAGGGTGGCGATGCGCATACCGACCTCGACGAGCCGTCGTTGGACTGCCTTCTCGGCGACGATGTCGGCGTAGTAACCGGCGTTGGACGCGGTGGGGACGGTGGCGACGAGCGTGTGGAGGTAGGGGGCACCGCCGACCCGGACCAGTTCGTTGCGGCGTTCGAGCTCGGCGGCGACAGTGATCGGGTCGACCGGTTCCCCTCGGCCGTTGATGTCGATGATGCAGTCGAAGACAGCGGTGTGTGCGGGCCGGTAGAAGTCCTCACGGTCGAGCACGGAGGTGACGTCGCCGATGGCGTCTTTGGACAGGAGCATGCCGCCGAGGACCGACCGCTCGGCGTCCAGGTCTTGGGGTGGGGTCCGGTCGTCGACCGGCGGTTCGTCGGAGAAGCGGTCTGGGTCGGTCATGCGCTGGTCCTGTCCTGAGCGCTGCGACGGCGGCGCCATTCGGCCCGGCGTTCGGTGAGGCGGCGTTCGCGTGCAGCCTGGTACCAGGCGCGGCGCGCTGCGGGGTCGCCCTCTTCGATCTGGCGTGGCGCGGTTTCGGGGCTGCGGGTGTCGGGACCGAGTTCCTTGTCGAGGAACTCGCGGGTGAGTTCGCTGTCGGGGATGTCGTCGACGGCGCGGAGGTGTCGGCCGCGGTCGCTGTTGACGACTTCGTTGACGACTTCGGCGACGAGGTGGGTGCCGAGGCCCTTGCGGTTCCACTCGGTGAGGCCGGCTCGGATGTGGTCGTCGGTGAAGTCTTGGGCGAGGAGCCGGTCGACGATGGGGCCGAGTTTGGCGAGGACGTCGGTGGGTGGCCGCTTGTTGCAGGCGCTGGCGAAGGTGTTGATCAGCTTGTGGGCTCGGGGGCTGTGGGCGGTTCCGCTGATCTCTTCGGCGCGGGCGCGACTTGTTTGGGCGCCTAGTGACCTTCCGCTGGTGGGTGACCCCTCTCTTCCCCTGTTCCCCTGTTCCCCTGTTCCAGCGCCCGGATCGCGCCGAAGTTGCGGCGGACTCTCGGCGGGTTCCGCCGAGCCCTCGGCGGGTTCCGCCGAGCTGGACTGTTTTGGCTGTTCAGGGGTGGTGCCTTCTTCGGGGTCCCAGGGTTCGCCGGTCTCGGCCCGGGGGTACTTCTCGCCGGAGCGCTTGTCGATCTTCTGGTGCTTCTGCCACGAGGGGATGCTGTAGAAGGGCCTGCCGGCGACCTTGTAGAAATCCACTCCGAACCCTCGGCGGACTTCGCCGAGCATCCGCCGAATGTCCGCCGCGGTGAACGCGTCGTTGGGGAAGGCGAACCCGGCGAGCTCGCCGGGGTTGGCCGGGCCGCGGCCGTGGTCGTCTGCCCAGTTCCACATGGCGACGAACAGCAGCCGCGCCCAGGGGCTCATGCCTTCGTTGGCGGGTGAGCTCCAGAACTCGGGCTTGATGGTGCGGATGCGTGCCACGGTGTGCTCCTGGTGGTTCGGGTGGCGGGCTGGCCGGATCGAAGCGGGTCAGCCCGCCAGGTCTTCAGGTGGTGAGGGTGTGTTCTTCGGGACGTCGCCCGCTGCCCGCGCAGCGTTCCCACGGCACCTGCCCGTTGTGGCCGTGGTGGAACCGGATGCGACCGTTCGGGTCGAGCGCCCGGCCCTCCCGCTGGCACCACGGGCAGGTGACTCGCGTGGCGGTCTCGGCTTCGGCGCGGAAGGCCAGCACGACCTGCGTAGCGGCGTAGAGGCTGATGACGATCTCCTCACCGTCGGGCACGAGGATTTCGGAGGCAGCGGCCTCCAGCGCTCGGCGGATCTCGGCAGACAGTTGATCGACAGCCACCGAAGCGGTCTGGTGTCCGCTGGCGATCTCCTTCGGCAGGTCGGTCATGCCCGCACGCCCCACTTCCGGGCCTCGATCAGCGCCTTGTGGTTGAACCGGTGGATCGGCAGCGGGTGCCGTTCACCGGGTGGGAGGTGGAACCGCATCGACGTGTCGTAGATCGAGGTGACTTGGTGCACCGGGGCCATGAAGTACGACGGCCGCCGACCGGTCAGCTCGGCGAGCCGCAGGATCTGTTCCCAGGTCGGGTACAGGCGTCCGGCTTCCCAGTTGTCGACTGCGGGTTCCTGCACACCGCAGGCCCCGTCGACCTCGGGGCCGTGTAGGTCGGCACCGTCAAGGGCCATGGTGATGTGGGCGGGCACGACCAGGCCCATGAGCCACTTCTGGCGGGCCTGCTCGTCCTCGACACCGTGTTGCTCCGTGACGCGTTGGTGGAACGCGCGGGCGGAGCGGCGCTTGCGGGTGGACTGTGGGTCGAGCCGCTGCCCGGCCCGGCCCCACTTCGGGCGGTCCGTCACGACGCAGCTCCGGCCAGCGCGGGGTACTCGTCGTGCGTCCGGCCGTCCAGCTCGCGTCCACCGGTCTTTGAGGTGCGGCCACCCCACTGTTTGAACAGGAACGGCACACCGCCGTCGGCGCACTGATCACGCAGGTTGCGGACCCACTGGGGGTTGACGGGCCGTGCGCCTACCCCCGACTCGCCGCCGGTCACGACCCAGTCCAGCTCGTTGCTGTACCACGACGGGCACACCCCGCCACGGTGCGTAGCGCAGTCGTGCGGGCGCGGTCGGTCGAGGTCGATCGGCCCGAGCAGCGGTTCGGCGCTGATCCAGCGCACGGCGGCCGGGGTCTCCAGCAGGGCCGGGATGCGGACGTTCGCCCACGCCTGGTTCTCGGTGGACACTCCGAGCCACACGTTCGGCAGCGGCCACCAGCCGGCCGGGTCGTCGAACGCCGGGTTGCGCTTTACCGCGCAGGTGCGGACGTGCTCGACGAAGCTGCCGTTCGACAGCAGGCTGCGCATCCGGCCGTGCCGCTTGGTCAGCAACTGGTAGGTGTGCTGCGGCGTCAGCGCCATCACCGCGAAGACGTCGGCGATGAAGTGGCGCGGCACGGCGTCGTGGAACAAGTCCGACATGCTGTTCACGAACACCTTGCGCGGCTTGCGCCAGGTGAACGGCAGCTGCAGTTTGTCAGGTCGCAGCACGACGTCGAAGCCCTGCTCGAAGTAGTGGCCGGGAGTGCCCCGCCACCGCTCCGCGAACGTCTTCGCGTAGCACCGGTCGCAGCCCGGCGATACCTCCGTGCACCCGGTGACCGGGTTCCACGTCGCGTCGGTCCACTCGATCGTGCTCTTGTCGCTCATGCCGCCCTGCCCTTCCGCTCCTTGCGGGCGGCCAGGCGCTCGCACTCGTCATCCGGATGCGTGCCCTTCCCGAGCACGTCCCACAGATCCCCTCCACAGCCCCGGCACGTGGTGAACAGCGCCGCGAATTTGCCCCGCTCTGTGCGCACCCGGCGCGTGTTGAGGTAGGCGGGCATCAGAACGGCACTTCCTGCGACCACACGGCCTCACCCACCCGCCGCACCGTCCGCACGATCATCGCCACCGCGGGTCGCGCCGCCATGCGCTTGTAACGGCTGCCCCGGTCCCACCACTCCAACGCCCGCCCCATCTCCACCAGCGCCCACCGCTCACCCCGGAACTCCGCCAACCAGCGGCGCTGCTCCTGCAGCGCCTGCCGACGCCACCCCGGGTTGAACCGCTCGAAGAACATCCACCGCGGACACGACGGGCACTCCGCGCAGCACGGCTGGCACGTCATCGAGTCGCAGCACGACCCCAACGGGCCCCGCAGGTGGGCCGCGCAGCAGTGCGTCAGACGGCGACCGCCGTCGGGGATCGCGAGCGCGGTGCTCACCGCTGCTCCTGCGCGTCCGCGTTCGCCAGCTCCGCCAGCACCAGGTCCAGCGCCGCGGCCGGGTTGTCCTGCCGCTGCAAGTCCTCCAGCTTGTCGATCAGGGTGGTGGCCTGGTCCTTCGTCAGGTCGCTCGTCGTCGTCAACGCGGACCCGGCCAGTGTGTTCACGGTCTCCAGCCGCTCGTCGCGGTTCTCGACCCCGAACGTCGTCAGCAGCGTGTGGAGCTTCGTCAACTGCGCACGGGACGCCTTCGCCTCGGCCGAGGCAGGCTGGTCGGCCGGCTCGTCCGGGGGAGCGGCGGCCGGTGGGCGCGGGGTGGTCGGCCCGCTCACCTCCGCCATCGTCGCCCGCAGCGGGAACGCCTCTTCCGGGGTCGTCTCGCCGCGACCCAACGACTCCCACGTGATCTTCAACTGGGCGACGTCGAACGCCGTCCACTCCCTGGCAGGCTTCCCGACCCGCGCCTCCAGCCGGGCCGCGTCGATGCCCTTGCCCTCGAACGCCGCCGCCACACGCGAGATCCGCTGCGCCAGCGTCAGCCCGTCACCGGGGTTCTCCAGCGTGCGCCGGCAGATCGTCTCAGCCTCGTCGAAGAACCAGTCCGGCACGACCCGGCGGATCGCCTCACGCAGCCGGCGGGCGCTATTGGAGATGTTCATCTCGTACACGTCGCGCTGGTCCTGCACCCGCTCCGCGACCTTCTCGCCGTTCACCCGCTTGTCCCGCAGGTGGTGCACGATCACGATCTGCCCGAACCGGGTGTTCGCCTCCAGGTCCCAGGCGTACGCGAGCATCTCGGACCGGGCGTTGACCGGGTCCACGCTCAGCTCGGTCATGCCGAAGTCGATGTTGCCCCAGATCCTGGCCAGCTCCTGGGCGAGCTTGATGGTCGACCCGGTGACGCGCTCGTTGCCGCGCCGGTACTCGTAGAACGCCTTGTTCGCCAAGGACGGTCGTGCGCAGGCTTCCTGCATGAGCCGGATCGCGCGCTGCTCGTCGCGCGGGAAGTTCCGGGCGATGACGACCGCGGCCTGCACTTGGGCGACGGCGCGGGACTGCTCGATGGCGGTGCCCTGACTGCCCGGCATGGGCACGGCGGGCGGGGCGATGTCGATGCTGGTCACGATCAGGATCTCCTTGGCGGTGAGGTCAGGCCCACGGGGGCAGGGCGACGAGGCCGATGCGGTCGTCGCTATAGCCGGGCCAGCGGTCGGAGGCGGCGCACTCGGCGTAGGTGGCCAGCGCGCGGCGGATCAGCTCGCGGCCGGCGGCGAGCGCGTGCACGTCCAGCTCGACCACGTTGATCAGGTACGGGGCGCGGCGTTCCTGGAACACGAACAGGAACAGCACCTGGTCGGCCAGCCCGACAGCGCGGGCGGCGTCGCTGTAGAACGCGGCCTGCAGGTGGTACCGGTAGCGGTGCACCGCGCGCATCACCGACTCGTCGTCGGCCGCGTCGCAGGTCTTGTAGTCGGGGATGATCAAGCGGCCCTGGCTGGAGATCCCGTTCGGCAGCCAGTCGAACCGGGAGCGGCGCCACACGTCGAACTCGGCGTCGCGCCAGAACAACGACTGTTCCGCGGTGCCGCGCGCCCGGTCGAACAGGGTCGACGCGGTCGGGTGACGGCGGATCGCGTCCGCCATGCCCAGCACGTCCTCCACCTCACGCTTGAGGACGGGCACCTTGCCTGCGGCGTAGGCGTCGTCGCGCTGCTGTCGCGCGGCCTTCGTACGCCAGTCGTCGGCGTCCACCGTGGCCAGCTCCGGTCCGGTGCCGAGCACGATCTTGTGCGCGGCTTTGCCGAGGTCGAACACCCTCTTGTTCTCCGGGTGGTCACGGCGGTACCGGTACAGCGCCGGGCACCCGGGCGGCAACAGCAGCTTCGCGCCGGACGTCGACAGGCTGCCCTCCGGTACCGGGTCGGCGTGGTACTGCTCGTCGGTGAGGTCGTACAAGCCGGGCTCGGTGACGACCGGCGCGAGTACGGCGGTCACGCCGTGTCCTTGTGGTGCATCGGCTCGTCGGCGCCGTCGAGGTACTCGTTGATGGCCTTGCCGGGGATGATGTAGCGCCGCCCGTTGGCGCGGGCCCGCAGATGCTTGGACCGGATGAGGCGGAGCACGGCGTCCTTCGACATGCCGAAGAACACCTGCACGTCGCGGACGCTGTAAGCGACCTGCTCGATGACGACGTCCTCGTGGCTCTGGACCAAGGGGCGGATCACGGTGGGCCGGGTGACACTCATGCCGCCCCCTTGGTGACATGCAGCTTCAGGTCGGCGAGCTGTTCGCCGATCGACGCCAGGTGGGTCTCCAGCCGGGTGAAGACGTCAGCGTCGATCACTGCAGGTCCGAGGTCGACCCGCAGTTCGGAGGGGTCGATGCCGAGCGCTTTGGCAAGTCGGAGCGTGGCGGTGTCGGTGCGGGGCTTGTCGCCACTCTCAAGGAAGCCGACGTAGGAGCGGGAAAGGCCTGCCCGCTTGGCGAGCTCCTCAAGACTGAACTCGGCGCGGTGGCGGTGGTACTTCAGCGAGTGCCACGGCCGTGAGGGCGTGATGTCCATGGCCGCTACTTTAGCGCCACTAGCCGCTACCAACAAGCAAGGCCGTCGTGCAGATGCCCGTTCCGCGACCCGGCGTTGGCAAGGTTGCCCTTAGTACGGGATCATCCGCCCATGACCGATAGCGGGGAGCGCGACCCCGCCACTGCCTGGGCTCTCGGGCAGCGGCTGAAAGAAGCACGAGGATCCTTGTCGTTGGACAAGGTCGCCGAGACGGCAGGCGTAACTCGGGAGACCGTCCGTTCGTACGAGACCGGGCGGCGTGCCGACAACGACAAGGCCGTCAACCCTAGGCCGCAGACGTTGCGGGCGATAGCCGAAGCCCTGGGTATCCCGGTTCGGGAGGCTTTCCAAGAAGCGGGGATCGACTCCAGGCATCTGCGCCCACATGAGCGCCAAGAGGCCAAGCCGTCATCGGCCCTGGTTGCGAAGATGCATCGACTGGACCCTGAGATGCTCGGCGCTCTTGAGTTGATCGTGGATCGCATCCTGCGTGCTGGGGGTTACATCGCGGCGGACGCGCCGCCGCCCGTCTACTCCCACGAGGGCGAGCACCCGCCCGCGGAAGTGGAGACGGTCGGCGGCGACTACGCGGCGGGGGAGGACCCGGTCACCGAGCCCGCGGATCACCCGAGCCGGTGATCTTCGTGGTGCCGCAGTGCCTTGCGCAGCAGGCCCGGTACCAAGTCGGGGTCCATGCGGCCCAGCGGGTACAACTCGTGCAGCAGGTACAGCGGCTCACCCTGGACCTCGTGTCTGGTGCGGACCAGGCCGAGGACGTCGGTGATGACCATGCCGTCGACCCAGCGTCGGGTATCGACGAGGGCGGCGTGGACGCGGGCCAGTGTGCTGACGGGATCGATGTGTCCGTGGCTGCCGTAGGGCGGGAGTTCGAGGTCGGTGTGGCGGCGACGCGGGATGTGGAGTCGACGGCTCGGGTGGTCGGTCAGGTCTGACATGGTGCCGGATCCCCTCCTGGTTGCGGCGGCGTCTGCGGATCGCGCAGGCGAGGGAAGATCCCCACCTCATCAACCGGGTTGGCGCGTGTCAGTAGGCGCACACGACGGTTCGTCACTTCGGAGCAGCCGGACCACCGTTTCGGCGGAATATGGTGCCTCTGCTCTACGTCGCGTGGCCCTGGATCGGCGGCCGTTTCGCCCATTCGTCGCGTAACGGATGACCCTCTCGGCGCGTTAGACCGCATGGTTGCGGTCTCGTTCGGGATCGATCCGGCGACGCAGCGGGGTCGTCTGGCTACGCGGCACCGGACGTGCGCGCCGCGGGGGAGACCGGTGGCGTGCGGGCACGCGGACCTGCCCGGGTAAGGCGTGGCCGCCACGCTCTACCCATGCTTTACTAGCGCGTCACGCATGGTGTCGGCGTTGCGTACGGAAGCGGTATTCCGGGTGGAACGCCAGGTCACGCGCTTCCTTACGCGCCACGGCGCAACCCCGCGCAACGGATATGACCCAACCGGTATTAGGATCACAGTTCAGCCATGATCAGCACAAGTGAGCAGGTCAAACGGCATGGCGATCAAGTCGGTAGGGGCATACGCTGATCAACACCATGCTTTACCCACGCTCAACCGTGCGAGGTCATCATGGGACGCCCACCACTGGCGCTAGGCGAAGTCGGTTCCATCCGCACCTACGGCTGGCACGCCGACCGGTGGTGGAAGAAGAGCGACCTGCCCGACGACGTGAAGCCCGAGAAGTGGAAGGCCATCGCGAACTACCGCGGTTACGACGGCATCACCGCGCCCGTCGAGCGCCACGGCCGCACCGAGGCCAAGGCCAAGTCCTCGCTCAACGCCGAAGTCCGCGACCGCGCCGGCAAGCGCGCCGCTCTGTCAGCCCGGTCCAAGTTCCGCGACTTCGCCGACCTGTGGCTGACGGAGACCGAAGAGCGCACCGCGCCGAGCACCATGGTCCGCTACCGGGCGAACCTCAAGAACCACGTACTGCCCCGACTCGGCGAGCTGCGCATCAGCGAGCTCCGCGTCAGCCTGCTCGACGACTACTTCGCCAGCCTCAAGGACGACCTGTCGCCCGGCGCCCGGCGGCAGGTCCGCACCGTGGTGAAGCAGATCATGGACATCCCGGTGCGGCGTGACCTGATCGACCACAACCCGGTCAAGTCGGTGTCCCGCATCAGCGGCGGCACCCGACGAACCCCCCGATCCCTGTCCACGACCGAGCTGGTCGACTTCTTGACCGCGGTCGATGCGGACCGGTGGGCCGCGCGCTGTGACTTGCCGGACCTGCTGGCCGTGATGCTCGGCACCGGCATGCGCATCGGCGAGGCGTGCGGCCTGCGCTGGTGTGATGTCGTCCTCGGCAGCGCATCGGACACCAGCCTGATCCAGGTCACCGGCAACGCCGTGTACATCGCTCCCTCGCTGGGCCGGCCGGGCGGTGTCGCTCGACACGGCGGCAAGACCTTCGCGGCGCAACGCAACATCTCCGTCGCGCCGTTCCTGCACCTCGTGCTGGCGAACCGGTTCGCAGCGCTCGACGGTGCGGTCACCGCGGACAGCGAGACGCCGGTGTTCCCCAACGAGTCCGGAGGGCTGAAGAACCCGGCGGTGTTCCACAACGCCATCGCCCGGCTGCGCAGGCGCATCTCCCCGGCGGACGACCCGGATCGTTGGGCATGGCTGGTGTCGCACATCCTGCGCAAGACCGCCGCCACCCAGCTCGACGAGGGCGGCGCGACCGCACGTGAGATCGCCGACGTGCTCGGCCACGCTGACCCGTCAATGACGCAGCGGGTCTACATGGGGCGTGGGCTGCCGTCGCAGCGCGCGGCGCAGATCCTCGGTGCGGTGCGTCGCCTGCCTGTGCCGTCGTGATGGACGGGGGCCGGCGTCGGGGAGCGCGAACACCACCGACCGGGCCAGCCCCCGCCCGATCATCATGCCCGATCGGGCGACCGGAGTAACACCACGGCGTGCGCGGACGACGTGCCGGGCATGCGTACCGCGTTAACCCTCGCCGCCGCCAGCCTGCTGCTCGCCGCCTGCGGCAGCACCCCGCCCGCCGACACCGGCACCCAGTCCGAGGTCATCAACACCCCGCCACCCGCCACGACCACCACCTCGGCCGCGGCGAAGATCCTCACGTGGGGCGACACCGGCACCTCGACAGGCGTCGACATCCGCATCGACACACCCACCGTGAGCAGCGAACCCGGCCCCGCCGGCACCCCGTTCCTGCTACTGCCGATCACCGCCACGAACAACACCCAGGGCACGGCGACGATCGCGGTGACGGCGCGCGCGGGCCAGCAGGAGGTGGACGTCTACGACGGCCCGAACGGCGAGACTGGCAAGTTCCTGCCCGGCGAGACCGGCACCTACCAGCGACGTTTGGCGGTCCCGGCGGGGACGAGGGAACTGGTGCTGCAGGTGTACGCGAACATCGACCAGGCGCCGACGGAGAACCGGCTGGCGTTCAAGGGCCCTCTGCCCTGACCCGCGAGCAGCTGGTCGAACGCCGAAACGGCCCCCGCCCACCCGTAGGTGAGCGGGGGCCGTTGCCCTACCAGAGGGACGTCGGCAGGGGTCACAGGCGGTCCGGGTAGTCCGGCCCGGCCGCGGTACCGCCGCCGACGCGCAACGGCCGGCTCGGCGCGGACACCGGCGCCACGACGTTCTGGCGCACGAAGAACGCACCCAACGCCGACACGACCAGCACGACACCGGTCTCCAGCGTCGGATCCCAGTCCACACCCAGCGTGACGACGAGCGCGAAGACCGCCTTGATCGCGCCGATCAGCATGGGCAGCGCGCGCTCGGCGCTGACGAACGCCGCGGTGAGGAACCCACCGATCGCGACGGTCGCGGCGGTGGCAGCGCCGTGCACGGGCTCGTCGAGCCGCAGCGTGACGAGCACGCCGAGCATGATGGCGACGAGCATCTCGAAGAACACGGCCGGCTCCCGGCCGAAGATCGTGCGCATCAGTTCTCCTCGTCGTCCACGCCGGTGCGCAGCACGCTGCGCAGGGCGTCCTGGATCTGGTCGGGGGTGGTGCCCGCGGGGAGCATCGGCGCGAGCGCGGCGGCGAGCTGTGCCACGTCGACCTGCCCGCCGGTCGGCTGCGACCTGATCGCCGCCAGCAACTTCGCCTCGTCGTCGCCGAGGGTGCCGCCGAGCGCGTCGAGGCGGGCCTCGATCGCGGCGAACCGCGTCGTCATGCGGCGGGTCAGCTCGTCCACGTAGAAGTCACCGTGCTGCTGGAAGAGCGGCTTCTTCTTGCCGCTGCGCAGATCTTCCAAGCTGATCCCGATGGTGCCCTCGTAGACCGCAGCGAGGGCGCTGTTCTGGGCGGCGTCCATGTCGGGTGCTTCCTCCTGGTCCAGGTTGGTGCGGCCGTCGCGGTAGTCCGCGGCGAGCCGGTTAACGGTGGGGATTTCGCGCAAGGCCGCGTCGCCGGGGCATGCCGTCGCGACTTGGTTCGGCGCCTGCCGGTGTCCGCCGGACAGCCCGTAGACGGTCCACCAGCCCTGCTTGCGTCCGTGCTCGACGAGCCATGCGGTGGCCCGCTGCTGGGCGTCGGTCGGCGGGCGCGTGCTGTAGTCGCCGACCAGCACGATGGCGCGGGCGATGTCGTTGCGGCCGCCGGTGTGAGCGCCCTGCCGGCCGACGCCGTGGCCTTCGTAGATCCGGCCGGACGGCATGATGGCGAACGTGTAGGACACGCCGCCCCCGAACCGCTGCTGGCCAATGTCCTCCAGCGTGCGCATCGCGCGCTCTTCGTCGTCTTCCACGCCGTCGCCGTCGGCGTCGACCCAGGTCAGATCCGGTGCGACGGTGACGGAGTGGTGGAGCCACAGTTCACGAGCGGGCAGCGGCGATGGTCCGAATCCGGCGGAGTAGCGGGCACCCCATCGGGCGCGGCTGATGATGTCCATGGTCACCTCACGGTGGGTCGGGTTGTTCCGGGGTGAGGTCGCCGACAACCCAGACACGGCCCTCACGGATCTCGGTGCGCACCCGCACCGCCACGTCGGTCAGGCCGGCCAGCGCGACGGCCTCCTCCATGCGGGCACGGACCTGCCTGACCGCCTCGTCGACCTCGTCCTGATCCACGTCCTCGGCACCGGGGGACGACTCCACGGCTCACCGCCTCGGCACAGGAAGAAGCGGATCCACAGTCGGCGGATCCGCAGTCGTCGGTTGTACGGCAACGACGCACTGCCACGTGTCCGCGGTGCCGCCGTCGGAGAGCTGGACCCGCAGTTGAGCGAACTGGCCACCGCGTGGGCACAGAACGTCAGGGTTGTCGCGGAGGTAGTCGGCCAGTGCCGCCCGGATCTCCTCGGCGGTCGGCGTGCGCCCGTCCACGCCGTCACGTCCTGGCTCCCCATCGGCGCCGGGACGTCCGTCCACACCATCGACACCGGGACGCCCGGTTTCGCCCGGAGGGGGAGGATTGGCGGCGAGATGGCTGGCGACGGCATCGCCGATCTGCTGTGGTGAAGGGCCGAACGCACCCGGACGGGCGGCGACATATTGGCTGATCGCCGCCGCCATCTGCTCGGCGGTCGGCCGCTCGGGCAGGGTGGCGAGCACCTGCGCGGTGGCGGCGGCGATCAGCGTGCCGACGTCGCCGTCCTTCGGATCCGGGATCGGCACCTGCGGCTGACCCCGGCGCGCCAACTCCTCGTTGGCCGCACGCCCTTCGTCCGCGGCGATCTCCGCCAGCCTGCGCGCCTCCAACACCGACGCCGCGACCTGGTCCTGGCGGCCGTACAGCTGGTACACCGCCACGGCGACCGAGCTGGACACCAACAGCGACACCAGCACCGACCCCGCCACCATCCACGGCACCCAACGACCGGCCGACCGCCGGGCGGTGGCCTGCGCGGTGTGCTCCACCGCGGCCGCCGTCTCCTCGTGTACGGCCTCCCGCAGCAGCTCGATCGGGTCGTTCTCGTCCTCGGTGTGGCGACTCATCCAACCCCCCTCCCGAGTCGGTCGATGAGGTGCTCGATGCGCATCCGCTGCTCGGCGAGCAGCACGTCTTTGGCGGCGCTCTCCCGCCTGACCTCGGCGACCTCGGCGGCCAGGCGTTTGGCCTCGATCTGGGCCTCTTCCCGCTCGCGGCGGGCGTCGTCGATCGCCTCCCGCACCAAGTCGACCGAGCTCTCGACGGCGGGTGGGGTCGGTGTCGAGGCCGCTTCGGGTCGAGTGCTTCGCTTGACCCGCTCCACCGCCGCAGGAGCCAGTGCCACACCGAGGGCGACCACGCCGGCGATCGCGGCCAAGGCGATGGCCAGCCACGGCGGGCCGGTGGTCGCGGCCTGCGCCGTGTAGATCACGACGTCCCCCCTCGGATCCGGCGTGATCGGCCAGCGCGTCAACGTTCCGATCCGGTCGCGCGTTCGCGACGGTGACGCCACAGGCCCGACAGGTGAAGAGGAAGCGCCAGCAGCAGGTTGTGTATGGGACTGCCCCATCCGGACAGCTGACCGGCGGGCAAGGACCAGGCGAGGGAACCGCCCCAGAACAGGAACAGGAACACGGCAACGGCATGGCCGGCGGTGTACTGACGGGCCAGCAGCAGCAACGCTGCTGCCACAAACCCGCCGCCCCACACTGGGACTGGCACGCCGAGCGAGCGCACCACCGAGAACGTCGAGCCGGAGTACCACTGCGCTGGGCCGAGCAAGTAGCCCGCCCCCAGCGCGAGGGCGTGGAAGGCCAGGATGTAGCGGATCGTGGGTGTCAACATCGCCTCCTGTCGAGCGTGAGGCGCTATCCCCGATGTAGCGCAGGGAGATCGACGGGCTGGTGGTGCGGCGCTACTCCACCGCCGGTGGCGCGCCGGCCACCGCGTCGAACACGCTGTTGACCGTGAACTGCAGGTCACCGTCGCTGGACCCGGTGGTGATCACCGGGTTCGCGGCGACGGCGTGCGCGAACCGTCGCTCGTGCCCGTCGAGGTCCGCGAAGATGTTCGTGGCCAGGAAACGGCGCAGGTTCGACCGCTCCGGCTGGTTCGGGTCCGCCTGCTCCGCGGCGACCTGCACCGCAGCGACCACCATGGCCGCCCGCACCTTGCGCCGGAACGCCGGGTCGGTTGCGAGGTCTGCGATGTCGACCAAGATGCCTGCCATATCTCCCCGATCTCTATGCGATCTTGCCTAGGACGAGCCAGCCGTCAGGGCTGGAACAGTCGATAGCGACGACGTCCCCCGCGACGGGGGTGTAGGTGGCCAGCCGGCGCACGGCGATCGACACGCCCTCGACGGTGACCTGCACCCTGTTGCCGGTGGCGCTGCCGGTGACGTTGCCGGTGCGGCGGGTGCGCTGGTCCAGCCAGCGGGCCAGGACGATCAGGAACGCACGCGCGAACCGATGCATGGTCACCTCACTCTTCGGGCGGCAGGTCCAGCGACCTGGTGCCGATCTGCTGCGTGCCTTCCGGGCCGAGCGGGATCGGCACCCGATCCAGGATGATCACTCGTGTGACGCCCTCGTCGACGGCCATCCACACGTCCCCCGGGTCCGCCGCCGGGTTGACGAAGTTGCTGTAGCTCACCTGCACCGCGGTGCCCTTCGACCGCGCGAGCAGCGCCTGCCCCGCGGTGGTGCACATCCCGGCGGTGGTGAGCGTGTCGCTGGAGTAGCGGCGTGACTTCCGGCCGAACGGCCCGCCCCACCTGGTGGGGGACAGTGGGTCGTCGTCGGTGACCGTGGCCATCACCCCGTCCTTACCGACCACGACCCACCGGTTGTAGACCAGCGACGTGTCGAGCACGTCGTCGGCCGTGATGATGTTCGCGGTCGGGCCGGTGCGGATCTGCCACACCCACGACGACGACAACACCGGCTGCGGGCGGATCACCCCCGCGCCGAGCCGGTCGAAGTACACCTCCGCGCCGATGCTGAGCGCGAGCTTTTCCACGCCCTCCCATCGCTCGCGCGGCACCTCGATCTGCGCGGCGACCTGCGCCGATCCCGTCTGGTCGACCACCGCCACACCGGTGCCGAGCGTCTCCTGGATCAGGCGCCGGATCTCCACCGTGGTCAACGCCCCGGACACCGTCTGCGCCGGCGCGTCGAGCGTGTCGTCGGCCACGACCTTGGACCGGTCGACCAGCTGCACGGTGGTGTCGTCGGTGACTGGCCGCTGCCGGGAGGTGCGCGCCATGCGGTACCGGCCACACGGCACCCACTCGAACGCACCGGAGCGCAGGCCGATGCCGTACTCGATCAGCACCTCGCTACCCCACGGTGTGAGCAGATCCGTCGGGCTTTTCGGCCAGTAGGTGGGGTCGGCCTGCAACGTGCCGGTCCAGCGCACCGAGCTCGTGGCGTCACCCACGACCTGCCCGTCGGAGATCGGCAGTTCCAGCACCCCGAGGCTGGGCGAGTAGATCGTCGCGCGCGCGGACATGGGGTGGGACTCGTCCAACGCCAGGCGCGCGGCCGAGCTCAGGGCGGTCCACATCACGACACCAGCGCGGACGGCGCGTCCACCGGGTCGAACTCCGCGGTCAGGATCCACGCGTCCTGCCAGGCCTTACGGCCCTCCGGGTCCTCGGTCAGATCACCGAGCGACACCCAGTCCACCGCGTCGAAGTTGTACTCGGCCGGGGTGCGTAGCAGCACCGGCTGGCCGTCGTCGAACGTGGCCAGCAGCCACTCCCGCTCCGCCGCCGAGATCGCGTTGAACACCAGCGTGCCGCGCGGTGCCTGCCTGCGGGCCTCGGTCACCACCACCGGCCGGGTCCGTCCCATCGCGAGATGTCGGCCGCGGCGGATCCCGCGCACCAGCGCGGGCTTGGCCCGCAGGTCGACCGTCGCCGGTGCCCCCGGCGACGCCGGATGCGTCAGCCACGTCCGTCCCCGGGACTCCAGCACCACCGGCTCCGCGGTCATGCGGCCGCCGATCGCGGCAGGGTTGGTGAGGATGTAGGTGACCCGCCGATCCAGCGGGCACTCCCCGTCCACGACCTCGACCACGTCGGCCAGCAGGCTCGTGGACAACTCAGGCGTCCCCATCCACTGGGCGCCGAGCATGTCCCCGTCCACGTACGAGCCGTCGCTGTCCGCGGTCGGTTCGATCAGCACGCGGGTGCCGTCCATGGTGGCCCCGGCGGGCATGTCGGTCGCGGTGACCCGCAACCCGGTGAGGGTGACCGCCGCGGTCGGGGGCACCAGCACGAGGCGTTGGCGCGCCCACTGCTGAACGCTCTGCACCACCGAGGACGCAGGAGCCACCACGATCGTCGACGCGGTCGCGACCCCGGCCGCGTCGGCCCAGGTGGCGATCACGCCGAACGCTGAAGGGACGGCCGACAGCCGCACGTCCAGGGCCACCGTCAGGGTGGACGCTGTGGACACGGAGCGGGGGATGTTCACTTCGCACGTCCCGGCGGCCGCGATAGTGGCGCGCCACGCCCACGTGTCGGTGCCGGTGGAGATCCGCGACAGGGTCGGCGACCCGGCGCCCGCCGTGTAGCCGGTGAGCACGCCGTCGACCTTCGGGTTGGTGGACAGGTTCCTGCGGGTCGCCCCGGGCAGGGCGGGGTAGCCGCCGCGGACGAGGGTGATCGTGCCGTCGTCGGTCTGCCGCATCACCTGCAGCCCGACCGCGTCCGGCCACCACACCAACACCCTGCACACACCGTTGTCGTGGTCGGGGACGACGACGATGCCCCCACCGGGGTAGAGGGCGATGTTGCCGCCGCCGCCCCACACGAGCACCGACCACGCCTCGACGCCGCGTTCCAGCGTGTAGGAGAACGTCCTCGTGCCGCCGTCCACCGGCGGCGGGATCTGCTGCCCGGGACCGGGCGGCGGGGTGGTTCCACCGCCCCACGATGTGGCGCCGTAGGCGTCGAGGGACCAGGTCATGTCAGGAGCCCGCGTCCCACAATTCCAGCCGGCGCCCGTTGCCGGAGAGGGTGACGTTGTTCACCGACTGGGCGCTGAACCCCACGCTGTAGGTGGCGGTCGTCGGCACGGTGAACTGGGCCTCGATGATCAGCGGCCGGTTGTTCGTGCCGCCGTCGATCGCGTTGTCCCAGATCGCGGTGCCCACGCCGGGTGTGACCGTCGCCCCCGCCTGGTACCGCATCCGCAGTGTCGGGAACGCGGGCGGGGCGGCGGCCAGCGAGTAGAGGCCGTGCCACTTCAGCAGATAGGTGGTGTTCGTCGACAGGGTCCGGGTGATGGTTTCCAGCATGGTCTCGGTGCCGCCCACGGTGTCGGTGCCGCGGGTCGCGGTGTTCAGCAGGCGCGCGAAGCCCTTCCATCCGACGGCCCCGAACTCGACGATGCGGCTGCCCTCGTCGGCGACCAGCGCGCGCATTCCGTAGTGCGCGTCGGTGGGGAGCGTGGACCGCGCGTAGTAGCCGATGGTGTCGCGGGTCGTGGGTGTGCACCGGAACGCCGAGCTGTTGCCCCACGCCACGGCGGTGGTGCCTTCACGGCCCCGCACGACGGTGACGTTGTTGGACGCGGCGGCGTGTCCGGTGACCCACACGACCTCTCGGACGCCCAGCGTGTCGTTGGACAGCACGAGTGGCATGTAGATGCTGGTGCTGTAGTCGGTCGGCAACGCCGCGAACGACGGAGACGTCAGCGTGACGTCGCTGATCATGGCCTCCGCGCTGAGCTGCCCGAAGAAGTAATCACGCGGGCGCCTGATCTCGTACGCCATGGGCAGGGCCTCCTAGATCCGTGTGCCGCGCAGCAGCGCGTCGGCCGAGTCCTGGTCGTAGTGCTCGATGCGGCCGTCCACGTACGCGGTCAGGCCGTCGCCGCTGATCGCCAACTCACCGGTGATCCGGCCGCCGCCGGAACCCACGCTCTCCATCGAGCGCCACTGCTGGTCGGTCAGTACGGGTTCGGGGCGGCCGGTGCCGTTGTAGACGGTGGAGTAGCCAGGCGGCAGGTACCCGCCCTGGTCAAACGCCCAGTGCACGTGATCGAAGTGATCGGCCTGGGTCGGCCCGTCGTAGGTGAACGGGCGACCGTTGAGGATGTTCGCGCCCGGCGTGTAGATCAACTGGGTCGAGTTGGGGAACACCTTCGCGATCCACGAGTTGATCGCACCCATCGGCCCGCCGATGTCGATCGCCCGACCCTTGCCGTGATAGCCAGGGTCACCAGGACGGAACGAGCTGTTCAACGTCGCCGAGGGGAAGGCGGCGCGGATGATGGCCCACATCGACTGCCAGCCCATCGGCGTACCGCCCGGCCCGCCCGCACCTGCCACGGCCGCCGCGGCTTCGTCGCTGGCGAACCCGAACGACGCCTTGATCTTGTTCCACAGCCAGTCCGCGCCGCTGCTGATCAGCTTCCCGGGCGTGCGGGCGACGAGGTCTGTCCACCCGGTCGACCCGATCTGCGCCTTGATGTAGGCGATCGGGTCCTTCCACAGTGAGGCGACGTCGTCGCCGATCCCGGACATCCAGCCCAGCAAGTTCCCGACGATGCCCCCGTCGGCGAACCGCTGCACCACCCCGCCCTGCGAGAACCCCGCCGGGCCACCGGTACCCACACCGCCGTCCGAGCGGCCACCAGAGAAGTACCTGTTCGCCCAACCCACGAACCCGGCGCCCAACCCACGGACCGCCTCCGGGACCAGCCAACCCTCACCCGGGCTGGCCAGGACCGGCACGCTGTCCACACCCGGGGCGTAGCCGGGCAGGACACCGCCGTGCGCCATGTGCTGCATCGGCCTGCCGCCGCCGTTCGCGGAGCCGCCGCCGAAGTTGATCGGCGCGAGTTCACCGAGGCCGACCAGGCCCGCGACCTTGTTCCACACGGCGCGGATGCCGTTGTTGTAGACCACGTCGATGACCCACTTGATGGGCGCCGACAGGATGTCGTACACCCGATCCCACGCCGTTTTGATCATGTTGACCGCGACGTCGAAGACCGTACCCAGCGTCGACGCGGCGCTCTTGACCGCCTCGAACGTCGGCCGGATCAGCGTCTCCCACACCGCGGAGATCGCCGCACCCAGCGCGTTCCAGACGGGCTGGATCACGTTGTGCCACACGAACGCGAACGCCGAGCCGAGCGCGGACACCGCGGCCCCGATGGCTGCGAACACCGGCATCGCCACCGTGGTCCACAACCACGACAGTGCGGCGCCGATCGCCGACAACGCCGGGGAGATCGCGTTGGTCCACAGCCACGAGAACACCGCGCCCCACGCCTGGACATAGGCGATGATCCAGCCGATCACCGGCGACAGGATGGTCGTCCACAGCCACGACGCGGCCACACCGATCGCCTCGAACACGTACTTGAGGGCGTGTTCCCACAGCCACATCCCGATCGCGGCCAGCAGCTTGAACGCGAACACCGCCGGCAGCACGAACGCCGTGATCAGGATCGCCGCGGCGATCCGCGCGACCAGCGAGATCCCGTCGAACAGCGGCTTGAGCACGTTGACCCACAGCCACGTCGCCGCCGCGCCGACGGCCTTCACCGCCGTGACGATCCCGTCGAACGCGGGCTTCAGCGCGTTCTCCCACACCCACACCGCGGCCCGCTGGATCCCTCCCCACACCACGGCCCACAGATCCTGGAACCACGTGGTCTGCGTCGCGATCCACACGATCGCACCGACCAGAGCGGCGATGGCGATCACGATGATGCCGATCGGGTTCAGGCCCATCGCCACGTTCAAGGCGACCTGCGACGCAGTCCACATCTGGTAGAACCGGACGATCTTCGAGATGATCAGGTAACCCTTGAGAGCGAGCGCACCAGCCACGAACCCGACCGCGATGGCCGGTAGCGCGGGCGCCAACCAGGCCAGCAGGGCAACCAAGGGCGGCAGCACGGCCGCAGCCAGCTGGCCCAGTATGGTCACCAGCGGCGCCACGGCCACCGCAGCCACCGAGAACGCCGCAGCCAGCGCCGGCACCTCGGGCCCGAGCGCGATGATCCCCGAGAACAACGCACCGGCCACCGCCTGGACACCCGGCAGCAGGTTCTGCACCACGTCGTGCAACGTGGTGAACAGCGTGGTCAGAGCGGTCTGTCCCTGCGCCGACGACAGCAGCGCCGCCACCGCCCCGGTCACCTGGATCACCGTGTCCAACAGGCCACCGCTGCTGGAGGCCTGCGCCGCCTGGAACACCGCGCCGACGATCGACCCGACGTTGCCCAGCAGGACGCCGAGCTGCTCCAGTGCCGAGAACCCGGACCGGATCCAGCCTTCCAACTGGCCGGACGCGCGGGCCTGTGCGATGAACTCCGCCGCGCCGACCGCCGCGCCGCCGAAACCGCCCGTGATGTCGGCCAGCACGATCGCGCCGACCGCAACCACGTCGCGGAGGATCGCCAGCAGCGGCTGTGTCGCGGCGACCGTGTTCCCCACCGCCACCGTGGACCGCTCGAAGATCAGCGGGACGTCGGCCAGCGTCTGCTGCTGCCGCAGGAACCCGCCGGCCTCCTTCGCCGCCGTGTTCCAGGCCCCCGCCATCTCCACCAGCCCGGTGCGGGCCATCGGCAGGTAGTCGCGGCCCAACGTGCGGACCTCCGCCGCCACCCCCGCGAACAGACGGCCCTGCACGTCGAGCCGCAGCACGTCGAGAGCGGGCTTCATCCGCACGTACTCGCCGACCACCGCGCGCGCGGGCTCGGCCAAGCCCGCGGTGGCCTTGGCCAGCTTCTCCGCGTCGCCCTCGGCGGCGGCCTTCATCGCCTCGCCCAAACCGGACACGCCGATCTTCAGCGCGCCGACCGCCGCCTGACCCGCCACCAACGCGGCCGGCAGCACCAACCCGGCACCCGCGGCCGTCCCCAGCGCGCCACCCAGCGCCGCGACCACCGGCACCGCCGTGCCGATCGCCGACACCCCGGACGCGACCTGATAGGCGGCCAGCGAGACGCCCAGGGCCTGGCGGCGGGCGTTGCCCAGCGACCGGGCCATGTTGTCGACGCCTTCGCCCTGCTGCCACAACTTCACCAGCGCCGACGTGCCGCGCTTCGCCGACGCTTCAAGCTCGTCCATCGCCGCCGTGTTGCGGCGTTGCGCGGCTTCCAACGCCGTCGCCGCGCGCGTGGCCGTGGTCTTCGCGTCCGCTGCGGCACGCGTCGCCTTCGACAGCCGTTCCTCGGCCGCCGTGAGCTGCGCCGCCGTGGTGTTGCCCTTCGTCCGGGCCTCGGTCAGCTTTTCCTCGGCGACCCGCACCGCGCCGGTGGCGTCCGCCTCGCGCTTGCGGGCCTTGTCGAGCTTGTCCGCCAGCGCCTGCACGTCGTCGGCGGCCTTGGACGCGGCCTGCTTGTCGACCTCCGGCACGATCCGTGCCGTGGCGTGGACGTCGATCGCCTTCAACTCGGTCGCGGTGATCTTCTGAAACCCGCGCAAGGACGGGAGTAGTTGAACGTACGCAGCACCGGCGAGATAGCGAGGAGCCAAGAGGTCACCCCCTCGGCAGCACGCGGCTCACGATGTCCTGGTGGGTGGCGTAGTCCGCCCGGCGGGCCACACGCTGCGCCGCGGTCATGGGACGTGGCGACGGTTTGGGTCGGATCGGGTTCTTGCCCTTCGGGCGCTGCGCGTTGGCGATAGCGGCCTCAACGCGGGCGATACCGTCGCGCAGCTCGGCGCGCAGTTCCTCGAGCGGATCCCACTCACGCAGCCGCAGCCGCCCGCCCCGACCACTGTCGCCGCGGGCCGTGTGGGCGAGTTCGGCGAGCTCGTCGTCGTCGGCCAGGGTGAGCTTGTAGTTCGACCACTTCGGCAGCCGGTCGATCAGTCGGTACAGCTTTCCCCACGGGTAGACCCCCCGGAAGAAGTCCAGGAGGTCGAGCCCGAGGTGGTCGTGCAGGTCGTACTCGATGGCCTCGCCGGCGCGTTCTAGGAGCGCCGCGAGGCCCGCGAACCCCCCGGCGGCGCCTGATCGGGGGTGATGCCGAAGTGCCGCATCATGTCCTGCACCAGCGCCGTCATCGCGCCGGCCGGGGCGGGTCCGAGAAGTTCGAGCACCTGGTTGGCGTGCTTGCCGCACAGCAGCTCGAGGTTGGTGCGGGAGGAACCCGACTCCTCGACCTCCAGCATGGTGTCGCCGTCCGGGCACTCGATCTCGATGAACAGCGGCGTGCCGTCGTCGTGGCCGTCGCCGTCGATCTCCAGCACGAACGGAGGGCGCGCGGCCTCCGCGATGTACCTGCTGAACTTGTGCGTCTTGCCCACGGTGTTCCTCCGGGTGTGTGGGTGGGTGGATCAGGTCAGGTGGTCGGCGGTGTGCTCGTCGAGCCGGGCGTCGCCTTGCCGCCGGTCTTCGGCGGGGCCTTCGTGGTGCTGCCGACATCCGGCGTGGACGGCGCCGCTGTGCTCTCGCCCGCCGGGTCAGCCGTGGCGGCCTGAATCGCCGCTTCGGGGTCGCTGTCGCCCTTGAGGCGGTAGCCCTGGCCGTAGACCAGGTTGTTGACCGCCTCCGGGCTCCGGACGGTGACCTCGCCGCCGTCCGGAGCGACCAGCACCACCCCGTCGTCGGCGGTGTCGTCCTGCGTGTTGCTCGTGTCGTCGGACACGGGGCCCTCCCTGTGCTGTGGGTGACAGTCCGGGTGAGGGACGAGCAGGGCGGGGCGGCGCGCGTCACCCGGTGCGCGCGCCACCCCACGTCATCAGGTCAGCGCCGGGAAGCCCATGGCGACCAAGAGGCTCCGCCAGCCGGGGCCGCCGAAGTAGTGGCGCACGCTGTAGCCGGCCGTGGAGTCGACCGCCGCCGACATCGTCATCTGGTAGGCCACCGGGTCGTCCCCGTCGGTCCACACCTGGTCACCGCGTTCCGTGACCGACGCCCGCGGCAACGACCGGCTCACGTAGATCGCGTCCACACCGGAGCCGTCCACGAAGATCCCGTACGCCCGGTAGTACTTCGTCGACGGTCGGGTCGGCTGGGAGAACTGCACCTCGCCCGTGATCGCGGTCGGCGTCACGCCGGACAGGTCCACGTCGTAGTACATCTGCAGGCTCAGCAGCTTGGTCTCCTGCGCGGTGAACTGCAGGCCGTTGACGTCGGCGTTGATGTCGCGCCGGGTCGGGTCGAACGCACCCCACGACGTCACCTCGGACACCTCGGTCGAGCGGGACCAGGTGGCGCCGTCGTCCTTGGACACCCAGCCGATGTCCTCGTACCCGGTGGGCAGCGTGGCCAGGTCGGCGCTCGCGCCGGTGGTGAGGGTCGTGGGCAGCGTGCTGGACATCGGTGCGAAGAACAGCGACCCGGCCAGCGCCTTGCGGATCAGTTCGACCTGCTTGTTCGCCAGGTCCTCGTATGCGGGCATCCCGCGGCCTCCCTATCGGGTTCGGGGCGTGGTGAAACGGCCCCGTGAACAGCGGGGCTGAACGGACTCGGATGAAGCGGGGGTGTGGCTACACGCCGCGCGGCCGGCGCCACGCGAACCGGTAGGTGCCGATCTTGCGTCGCAGGCCCGGGTTGTCGTAGGACACCCGCACCGGGGCGCTGGCGGTCTCCGCCTTGTCGATCAGCACACCGCCCGGGTAGTCCTCGGTGACGACCGTCGTGTTCGGCGCCGCCAGGATCGTGACCAGGCAGTCGCGGGCGAGCTTGCGTGCGGCGTCGTAGGTAGTCGCGAAGCACGCCACCTCGACCAGCGGCCGGTCGGTGATGCCGTCGTCCTCGCCGCCGACCCGGGTGACCTGGATGATCGGCGCCTCGTCCTCCAGGTCCGCGTCGGTCGAGGTCGTGGTCGGCGCCCGCTGCTCAAGCAGTGCCATCACCACGTCCTCGGCGTCCGGGAACGGCGGCAACAGGGCGGCCATCACCCGGCCTCGATGATCGGGATAGACGAACGCAGTGCGTGGTCCCCGCCGCGTTTGTTGCGGCCGAATTCGGCGGGTGCGGAGTGGTCGGAGTCGGCGATAATGTTCGCCCCGACCCGGTCCTTGCGCAGCCCGGCGTTGCGGATGCGCTCGACGTGGATGGAGTCGGCGTGCTCACCGGTCACCCTGCTTGCCCGGCCGCGTGCGTGGGCGGCACCCAGTTCGGCGCGTTCGGCCACCAGGTCGGCCAGCTCCGGCGACTGCAGCAAGGGACGCAGGCCGACGCTGTTGGGCCGGTAGTCGGTGATGCGCGCCATCAGCCCTCCACGTTCTTCAGCACGATCTCGACGCCCGGTTTCCATCCGGTGTACGGCGACTGCCACACGCCCGGTTGGCCGTCGACGTGGTAGCGGGCGCCGTCGGGCAGCACGACCTCGTCAGTCGACTTGATGTCCGCGCCGAACGGGGCGAGCAAGACGAGCCCTTCGGTGATGGTTTCGCGGGCGGCGAGCTGCTCGCGTGCGGCGTTGCCGGAACCACGCGGGTACACCGCGCATCCCGGCACCAGGTGCTCGCTGTCCGCGCCGGTCCGGTCGCCCCATCGGTCCTTCACTGCCGGCCGCTTCACCGTGACCGTGACGGTGTGGGTGAATCCGGAGGTCATCGCTCCGCCCAGAGGATCGAGTCGCCGCCGTACTGGTCGTCCAGCCACACCACGTCCGCGTACTCGCCGCGGGTCGTGGGCTGAGTCCACAGCCCGGGGGTGGCCAGGCGGTATTTCTCCAGCACCGCCCGCTCCTCGTCCAGGAGGTACACGCCCTTGGTCTGGTCGTCGGCCAGGCGTCGGGAGAACGGGCCGGCGTTCTCGGCAATGTTGCCGTCGGGGTTGCGCACGTCCCGGAGCGCCGCCCGCAGCGTGATCGTGACGACGACGGCGGGCGCGACCACCACGCCCTCACTGTTCACCCAGGTTCGGTTGGTCTCGGCGCGCACGATCTCTGAAGCGTCGGCCAGAGCGGCCAAGGCCTGGGCCAACTGTGCCCCTGTGAGGGTGCCGCGGCCGAGTCGCGCTTCCAGCGCCTCGATGCTCGCCAGAGCAGGAAGATCGGCCACGACACCGCCCTCCGATCAGGCCATCGTGATCTTGACGGCGCGCACGAAGTCCGGGTCGGTGCCCACGTCCGCGCCGTCCGTGCCGTCGGCGACGATGTTCGTGCCGATGTAGGTGTCCACCAGCGACCGGTCCTGCACGTTGCGGAAGTCGTAGTCCCGCAGCCACCGCATCGCCAGACCCTGGAACGCCTGCGCCTGGCCGAACGTCGCACCCGACGGGACCGCCGGGGCGCGCATGCCCAACACGTAGGCCGTGCGGTGGAACGCGAAGCCGACGTTCGCGGGCAGCGCGTTGGACACGTACACCGGGCCGAAGCCCGCCAGCCGGCCGATCTGCGCGTCCCGCAGGGCGCTGTCGGAGCCGGACTTGTCGACGTCCTTGAGCTTGTCGGACTTGAGGAACACGCCCTCCATGTCCGCGCCGACCACCAGGAACCGGTCGGTGCGCGGCACGTTGGCCTTGTTCAGGGCCACGTTCGCGTCGATCGCGGTCTTGGAGGGGTCGGTGGTGTCCAGGGTGAGCGTGGTGGCGTAGGTCGCGCCCACCATCTCCGCGACCACCGCGTTCTCGATGCCCTCGGCGACGGCCCGTACCTGCGGCGCGAGGATCTGCGTGCCGAAGTCGGTGATGTCGAGGGTGAGCTCCTCGTCGGTGATCGGCACCGCGTTGTACACGTCGGTGTCGAGCGTGACGTCGACCTTCGTCTCGGTCAGCTCGTCCATCGTGATGATGCCGGTGCCCTCCGACGCCGCCCCGCGAGCGCCGCGCAGCACTCGCGTGCGCGCCTGCGTGCGGGCCGGGACGCGGATGGTGATGGTGTCGCCGGCCGCGCCGACGTAGTTGCCGCCGGTGCTCGCGCCCGCGTCGCGCCACACCAAGGCGGGGAGCACGATGTCGCGCTCCAGCAACCCCAGCGCGGCGGCCGCGATACGCGTCGCCTTCAGGAACGTGTTCGCCACGGTGACCTCCTACTGGTCGTCATGTACCGCCAGCGGCCCACGTGGCGTGGCCGTGCGGGTGTCGTGTCAGCCCCGACGGATCAGGTCGGCGAGCTTTCGGGGATCGGTCTCCTCCGGCGCCTCGTCGGGGTCGGCGCCACCACGCAGGGCCTCCTTGGGCCGGGACGCGGGTGGGCTCTTGTGGCTACCGAGCAGCTCGTAGAGCTCGGCGGCGTCGGCGGCCAACTCCTCCGGGGAGCTGCCGGTGACGCGCTTCGCGACGGCCGCGATCAGCTTCTTGGTGGCCCCGTCGGGGGCTGCTTCCAGCGCGGCGTTGTACTTCGCCAGGCCGACCTCGGCGGACTCCGCCCGGGTCTTGAGCGTGTCCCGGTCTCCGGTGAGCCGCTCGACCTCGGTCTTGGAGGCGTCCTCCAACTCCTGCGCCTTCCGTGCGAGGGGTTCGAGCTGCTTGAGCCGCTCACGCAGCTTCGCGGCCTCGGAGTTCGCCTTCCGGATCTTCGCCATCGCCCGGTCCTGGTCGAACGGCTCTTCGCCCTTCGCCTTGTCGACGAGGTCAGGCTGGTCAAGCTCCTCCGGGGAGTCCGCCTGCGGGGTGTCGGCCTCGGGATCGGTGGTGATGTCGTCGGACATGTGCCCTCCAGGGGCGGAAGTGGGTGTGCAACAGCCCCGCCACCAGGGCGGGAAAGACTCACGAGGCCCGGCTGATCGGGTCCTCAGGCAGCGGACGTCCTTCGACGGCGCGCCGGAACGCCCGGCGCGCGGTGGTACCGCCCAAGCCCCGGGTCGCGGTCGCCCACAGATTGACGTAGCGGGCGTTGTTCTCCGGCAGCGGCGCGTCGTCGACCAGGCCGGGTTCGAGGGTGCAGCCGCAGTGGTCGTGGAACTTGAACAAGCCGGTTCCGGTGAACCGATCGTTGGGGTTGCGGCCGCCGGCCTGGCCGGAAAGGTAGACGTAGCCGCGGCTGGCCATCATGGCGCAGAACCAGCAGGCGTCACCGTCGGTGACCCGCGCATACCGCACGTTCTCCAGCCCGGCCGATGTCGGATCGAGCAATACCGCACGTCCGCCGTCGAGCACATGACGGCCGGCGGAACCAGCCACCGTCACCTGGGCCGTTTTCACCGCAGCCGACAGCGGCGTACCGGTCCGCACCAGCGACTTGATCTCCACCGGCCCGGTGACCAGCAGCGAGGTTGTCACCGCGCGGGCCTTCGCCGCGGTGAACGCCGGTAGCGTCGGCTCGCGCCCGGCCCGACCGGTCTCCGCCTCCCGGTACAGGGCCAGGTAGGTGGCCGAGGCGGTGGCCGAGCGTTGCCAGTGCCGCTGCACCAGCGGCATGGTCGCCGACAGCCACGGATCGACAGTCCTGTCCAGCCGCCGCGGGTCCAGCAGCCCGAACAGGCGCAACAGTTCACGCAGGAACGCGGCCCGAATCGACAACTGCTGCTCGCGGTGCCGCTTCGTCAACCGGGCGCCGCGCGTCGTGGCCGCCACCGCTACTCCCCGGCCAGACCGGTGGCTTGCTGCTCCAACCGGTCAGCCAACGTCACCAGCGGGTCGGCCACCTGCATCTTGGCCCACTCGTCGACGTCGGACTTCTCGACGCCGGGGATCATGCCCCACAGCGCGCGCTTCGGGATCTCCAACTGGTCGGCGAACTTCCCCAACGCGTCCGCGGCCTGCGCCAACGACCGGATGTCCATGTCCTGCCAGGTGACCCGGGCCATGACGTCGTTCGCGTCGTCCTCACGGCCCTCAAGATGCGCCGCGAGCTGCAGCGACTGCACGTGCGAGGTGCCGGTGGTCTTCTCCCGCTCGTACACCTTCTGCCGCAACCCCGCCCTCGCCGCGGCCAGGGCGTCGGCGGAGAGGTTCACCAACTGGCCGGTCAGGGTGTGGGTGGGGGTCTGCGACACCGCCGCCAGCGCCTCGATGTCGGAGCGCCACGAGTTCACGAACGGATCCAGCGGCGTCTCGTCGAGCGTGCCGAACCGGGTGTCCTTGCTGGTGGACATGAGCATGTCGCCCTGCCGCAGCAGCAACGCCACCTTGTCCGCCTCGGCCTCGGTGTCCGGCTTCGCCATGCCGGTGGCAAAGCGGATCTTCCACGAGTTGAAGTGCTGCGCCAGCAGCCGGTCGTAGGCGGTCTTGTTGATCCGCTTCGCCGCCGGGATGAACGGCTTCACCTCGCCGTCGCTGCGCCCGTCGAGGTCGAGCATGTTCGCGTAGCGCACGAACGGCGTCACCCCCGCGCCGTGCGTGTCGTAGGAGATGTAGGTGATCCCGGAGCCGGACTTGTCGGACGACAGGTAGTGCACGTCCTGCTCGTCGTAGAGCCGCAGCATCAGTTTGTCGCCGGACACCTCGACCTGCAGCACGAACATCGGCCAGTCGTCCTCGGCCGGGTCCTGGTACACCGCATAGGCCTTGCGCGGGGACACACCGCGCATCGACGCCGTCGGCTCACCACCCCACATGCCGGGCAGGACCCGCACGAACGCGTACCCGTAGGCCAGCATCGCCCGGTGCACCGCGATCTGCCGGTTGTCGAACTTGTTCGCCTTCCACGTGCGCCACGGACCCATCGGCGCCGGGTCATCGTCCTCGTCGTTCCCGCCGGGCGGATACAGCGGGGACCGGTAGGAGTCGACGTACATGCACTGCGCAACGGTGGTGACCACCAGGTTCAGCCACGGCGTCTCCGACAGGTCCCGCAGCATGCGCAATTCGGGCGTCGTCTCGCGCGGCAGCGTCAACGGGTCAGGGGTCCACCGGTACCAGTTGTCGATCGTGTCCAACCGGTCCCGCTCGGCCTCCCAGCCGGGGAACAAGTCCCGCTTCACCAGGTCCACCACGGACTTCTGCGCCATCACCACGAGGACACCGGCCTCCCTCGCGTCAACGACCCCAGATCGTCCCGGCGTCCACCAGCTCCGGCTGCTCCACCTTGTTCAACACCAGCCGGCGCACCATCCCCGCGCCGACCATGCACACCGCCAGGTCGATCTTCTTCGAGGACTCCTTGGCGCCCTTCCACAGCGACACTCCGTACCGGTTCGGGTAGCGCTTGGCGTTGCGCACGTGCTGCCGCAACCTGCGGTCCCCGTCGTGCACCAACGCCCGCTCCTCGATCTCCGAGACCGTGCGCTCCGCGGCCGCCGTGAACTCCGCGACCCGCGCCGGAGAGGTCATGTCCCACATCACCGCGTGCCCGCTCTTGCCCGGCACCGCCCACACCCGCAACCGGGAGTGGTAGCGGCGATGCCACCGGTCGATCAGGTCGTCCCAGTAGCGTTCCTGCGTCTCGTCGTCCCGCGTGTGCGACGGGTCGGCGAAGAAACCCTGCACTTGGAAGTCCTCGAACACCGCGGCGACCCGCTGGTCCACGACCTCCCGCGGCGCCGTCCACGTCTCACCGCGACGCCCGGGCGGTTTCTGCCACAGCCCGAACACCACCCGCAGCCCGTCCGACAGGCGCGCACCGACCAGGCCGGTGGAGTCGTCGGACTTCGACCCGTCGAAGAACAGGGCGATCTCGTCACCCGGCATCAACGTCAGCACGTCGGGGCCCGCTTCGCACAGGTCCCAGTCCTTCGGGTCGGCCCAGGCGTCCTCGTCGGCGACGATCTGGTTGAACCAGAACCGCCGACTCGTGGACACGGCGTTGCGCTTGTCCAGGATCGACTTCACGATCCGCGCCAGCCGCAGCCACACCGAATCCCCACGCACCGACGCGATGACCTCGCCGATCACCTGCTGGACCTGCTCCAGCGACGGCTCCTGCCCCTTCGGCAACCCCAACGCCGCCGCGATGCCATCCGGGGTGATCGGCGCGTCCGGCGCGGCCTCCAGCGAGTCGTACAGCAGACCCGTGTCCGCCGCCGTGCCCGCCTGGACCTCCTCCCACACCTCCCGGTCGTGCTGCGCCACCGAGTCCTCGGACGGCTCGTAGGCGTTCGTGATCCGCAACGTCCGCGCCGCGCCGTCCGCCGACTTCGTGGCGTTACGCTCGATCACCTTCGCCATCTCGTGGCCCTGGTTCGACGCGTTCCAGTGCTGCGTCTCGTTCGGCAGCACGAACGTCGCCCGCGCACCCTCCAGCGTCTGAGGCGACGACGTCACCGCCTGGATGAGCCGCTCACCGCCCAGCCCGTAGACGGTCTCCTTGCCGATCTGCAGGTCGTACTCGGCTTTCGCCTCGTCGGTGAACAGCCGCGGGAACAGGCGAAACGTGTTCTTCGTCTGCTCCAGCGACACGGCGGCGGTCTGCACCCACGCGTCCGGGCAGTCCGTCGCGATCGGCTCGCCGTCGTCGTCCCAGCCCAGGAACCGGCAGGGCCCGAACGCCTCGACCCCGCACAGGGTGGCACCGACCGGGTCCTTGCCCCATCCCTTCAACCGCTGCAGCACGCCATCGCGGTAAAGGAACTCGCCGTCGTCGTCGAGCGCGAACCAGTGCAGCACGAACCTGGCCTGCTCCAGCGTGTACCGCCACGGCTTCCCGCGCCCGTGCTGCAACCACACCCCGGTCCACCCCAGCACCGACCAGCCGAGGGTGCGCTCCGGCAACAGCCAATGCCCGTCCTCGGTGGTCTGCCACGTCGGCCCGATGATCGACGGTGCCCACCGGTAGGACTCGCGCGGCGGCGCCGGACGCGACAACAGCGCCCGGTAGTGCTCGATGACAGGGGAGTACGGGTCGTCCTCGACAACGGCAGCGCGTCTACGCGCCACGCTGCTTCCCGGTGCCCCAGCGTGCCTGCGCTGCCTTCCGTGCCGCCGACGACCGCTCCTCCTGCGACCTACCCGATGTGCCCGCGTCCTCCGGCAGCTTCAACGACGCGAACAACCGGGCCAGCGTGCCTCGATGCTGGCGGACCTCCGTCACCAGCGGCGACGCCACCGGCTGCCCCATCGATCCCTCGACCAGCAGATCGGAGCCCTGCAACGCCTGCTCCAGCCGCTCGATCAAGTCGATCTCGCGGCAGCAGTCCTCCAACACCCGCAGCTCGTCGGCCCGCAGGTCAAACTGGCTGGTGATGTCGTCCCACACCCGGCGGGACTTCGCGCCCAGGTTCGAGGGCCGGGCCGGCTTGGTGTTCGCCATGACGCCCTCCAGGGGCAGAGTCGCCCCTCCCGGGGGCTACGTGAACCGATCGCGACCGCGAGGGACGCGCGCCGAACAGCAGCAACCAGCGAAAACCCCCACGGGCCGCACGCAGAACCTGAGCCGGTATGACGTCCGGTACCGGTGCCTTCGGGTAGGGGGAGTCACCCCCCAGGGGTCAGTCGTCGGCGGCCTGCTGCCGCTCTTGGTGCTGCTGGATTCGGTCGGCGAGTTGGGCCTTGGTGCCGCTGGTGGGCAGCCCGAGCGCCTCGGCTTGTGCCTTGAGGTCGTCCTTGTTCACGGCGTCGGGGTCGAGCGGCTCGTCCTGCTGCTCGCTGCCCGCGGTGCGGCTGGTGTCCTGCTGCTGGCTGTCGTCGTCGACTGCTTCGGCCTTGCCGTTGGTGATGAGCCAGTCGGCTTCGGTGTCGGTGGTGTCGATGAGGCTGCCCGGCTTGTTCTGGCCGAGGCGGGTGAGGAGTCGGATGCGCATCAGTGGGCTCCTGGTGTGCGTTGGCCGGGGTGTGCTTCACGTGGGCGGTGCCGCTTGGCGCGGATGGCCGCGCGGGCTGCGTTGCCTTCGCGTGCGCTCTTGGTGCGGTGGCAGTAGGGCGGGACGTCTTGGTGGATCTGTCCGAGGTTGGTGAGGCGGTGGTCGTCGCCGGGGTTCTTGTGGTCAACGGCGTCCGCTCCGGGTTGCCCGCAGACGTAGCAGACTCCACGGTCGCGGGCGCGGACTTGGGCGCAGCGTTCGGCCCAGTCGGTAGGGAGGCGTGCGCGTCGGTTGCTGCCCTGCCAGCCACCAGACATGGGCTACTCCCACTCGGCGGGGTCGAGCGGTGTCCACGTGGGTGTGGGTGCGATGCGGTCGGTGGGCTGCCACACGGGTTCGGTGGTGACGACGTTGCTGGCCTCGCGCCGGATGCGTTTGTCGGCTTCACGTAGGGCCGCGCGGTGGGTGGGTTTGTGCACGGTGTCGCCCGAACCGAAGCCGATGGTGGGGACGTGCACGGTCCACTGCTTGGGTGCGGTGCGGCGGATGCGGATGCGGTCACGCACGGCTCACCTCGCTCAGGGGTCGTGCTTGAGGTCGAGCCATGCGGCGAGTGCCTTGTGCAAGCGCTCGGCCTTGCGTCGTCGGACGCGGGCACCACCGCGGTAGCCGACGTAGATGTACAGGCCATCCGGGGCGAACTCGAAGAGGATGTCGCCAGGCTTGGTCTTCAGCTTCACCGTTCTGCTCATCGCACGATCAACTGCGGGCGACGCTGACGGTGGGTGTTCCGGGGCTGATGAGCTTGACGACGGACGGCCCGCTGCCTGTGGGTTCGACTTCGACGCTGACGATGTCGGCGGGGACGAGCCGGGTCTTGGCGCCTGCGACGGTGGGTGCGGTGCCGTCGAGGGTGTAGTAGATCGGCGCGGTGCCGGTCATGTTGGTGATGGTGACCTCCGTGACGTCGTCCGCGAAGGTGAAGGTGCTGACGGTGCTGGCGACGAGCGGGACGGCGTGGACGCCGATTTCGTCGCCCGCGATGGTGTAGTCGGCCACCTCGGGCCCTCCTTCGGGGTCGGTGTCGGTGACCAGGAGGTCGACCCAGTAGTTGGCCCTGTTGCTGGCACCCGTACCGGGGTAGGTGGTGATGGGTCCGGTGGAGAAGGAGCCTTGGGCGTCGTAGGCGGCGTCGGGGCCGGGCATGGTGAGTGGGCCGACGGTGATGCCGTCGTGTCCGGGTTGTCCGAGGCTGAAGTAGCTGCCGGTGAGTGCCCAGCGGCCTTCGACGTGGACAGCGGGTTTGTAGGCGCCGATGTCGAGGGGGATGGGTTGGGTGAAGAGGGCGGTTTTCCAGCCGGTGGTGTCGCCGAGGGCGAAGGTGACGTCGGTGTCGGGGATCGCGGTGCCGGTGGCGATACCGGTGGCTTGCCAGAGGCGGCCGGTGATGGGGGCGGTGATGTCGAGGGTGGCGCGGTACCAGCGGAGGCCGAGTGCCCAGCAGGATGTGGTGATGTTGATTTGGTGGGCGAGGTTGAGGGGGCCTTCGGGGTCGACGCTGGTGGATGGTCCGGGGGTGTCGCCGAAGATGCTGTAGTCCACGGCTCACCTCGCCTGGGTTGTGCTGCGGCCCCGTGCTCCGCCTTGCTCGGGGCCGCAGCTTTCCACCCACCGCCGGATGGGGTTGGGGCCCGACGTGGTCGCGCGCGAGCAAGCACGTCGGGGGTCTGGGGTGTGCGAAAGCCCCAGCCGCGAGGGGTGCGGCCGGGGCTTCGCTGTGATGGTGGTTCGCTGACGGGGAGTCGCGCGCCGGTTTCCGGGCAGCGTTGGTCAGCGGGTCGAGTTTGACTGTCCAAGTGGACGAATGTCAACTAGCCCGGTCGATACGGCGTTTCCGCTGGTCAGCTTGACGGTCGCGGACGTCGCCGAGTCGGACAAGGATGCGGCCTCGGCTGTCGGTGGTGTAGCGGAGCGGGTTGGGTCCGCGCCGGGTCCATTTTCGGATCATCTCGGGGCCGCCGGTGGTGTAGGCGGCGGCGTCTTCGAGGGTGAGCCAGTCGTCGTCGGTGTGGGTGACGCGTTGGGGTTCGAGCCAGGGTTCGCCGAGGGCGGTGGCGGCGCGGGCGGCTGCGGCGGCTTCGTCGGGGTCGTGGCGGGCGAGGCGGGCGTGAAGATCGCGGGCGATGGCCCGTGCCCGGTCGACGGGGGTGTCGGCGGGTGTGGGCCACTGCGGACGCCGGGGCTTCATCATGGCTCGCCCGCGCGGTCGAGGGGGGTGTCGGCGGGGTTGGGCCAGCGGGACCGGACGCGGCGGATCATGTGAGCATCCCTCTTTCGTAAGGGATCGGCACGTAGCGGACTACTGGCTCGGGTGGGCGCTGGTTGATGGCGATGCCTGGTGAGCCTGGGGGTATGAGGCCGAAGTCGATCCGTCCGCCTCGCCTGCGCTTGGCTGCTCGGCGGCGGTCGCGGGTGGGCGCGTGCAGCCCGAGCCGCCGTGCGGTGCCTGGTTTGATGCGCAGGGCAGTCATGGCCGCCACTCCTCGCGGTAGCCGGGGTGGTGGCGGTAGGCCAAGGCGAGCAGGCAGATCCGTCGTTCCACGCGTGCGTCTCGTCCGCAGTCGCAGTCGCCAACGTCGTCGCGCGCGGTGCTGCCGCCGTCGCGTTCGTCGGTAGCTACCGCGCACGTGTACCAGGCGTCCTCGCACACGTAGTGCTTTTCTGCGAGCAGGTCGTCGAGAAGTGCCGTATGGGCCTGCGCTGACGCCAGAATCGGCCTGGTCGACCCGATCCTGGTGCGGAGCCACTGCACGAGGTCATTCACGGCGTTCACCCCAGAACCGCCAAGTGCGTGATCGCTTGAGCGGTCGGGCGCAGTCGGGGCAGCGCGGAATTGTGGAGATGGCGCGGAGGGCGGCGTCTCGTGCGTGTTCGGTCTGGACTTTCATCTGTTGGACCTCGGCGAGGATCTCCATGACTCGGGCGTGGGCCGCGAGGAGTTCGGTCCGTTCGTCAGCCATGGCGGGTTCCTCCGCTGTAGGGCTGGGCGTGCCCGGCGCCGACGAGGCGTTGGTTGATGCTGGGGGCTTGGTCGGTGTCTTCGCCGTCGCGCCAGAGGGTGACGAGGTAGCGGCCGTACTTCTCGCGCCGGTCCTTCACGGTGTGCACGAGCAGTCGGCCGAGCCACACGCCGGGTTCAGCGGGGCCGATGAGGTCGAGCAGGTAGCCGCGGGCTGCGTGTCCGGCTTCGGTGTTCATCTCGGGGGTGTTGATGCCGTGGAGGCGGCCGGTGATGTTGAGGGTGACGTCGAAGCCGAGGTCGACGGCGAGGTGGACGGTGTCGCCGTCGACGACCCGGAGCAGGGTGGCCCGGTACTCATACATCAGCGGTCTCCCTGCTTGGTGGGGGTGATACTGCTGAGACGGGCTTGGCGTTCGCGCAGGTAGAGCAACGCGAAGAAGACCAGCCCGATGAGGGTGACGGCGTCGTCGAGGTAGCCCCACGGGGACCCGTCGGACAGCACAGCCCCGAGTACGCCACCCAGCTTCCAGGCGACTTCGATCAGTGCCAGCGCGACGCAGACCCGGATGGCGACGTTCATGCGGCGGCTCCGGCTCCGTTGGCGTGGGCGAGGACGTCCGCGAGCTGGTCGTACTGGTCCATGTTCATCAGGTGCCCGCAGCGCTGGCATACCACGTGCGGCGAGCCCTCTTCGCGGCGTAGGGCGAGGGTTTGGCAGCGCGGGCAGGGCGACCAGAGTTGGTGGGCCCGGTGGGTGCGTCCTTCGACCTGCTCGACCCGCTCGTGCAGGGCGAGCAGTCCGAGGGCGCCGTCGACGCCGTCTTCTTCGGTGAGGGTGGCGGCGTTGCGCCCGGAGAGGCGTTCTTCGCGGCCGTCGAGGCGGGCGACGTCGATGGGTGGGACGGAGAGGAGGGAGGGCCAGCGGCCGACGATCCAGCCGGAGGCGTAGCGGACGCGGTGCTCGGGCCGGCCGGTCTCGGTGAAGCTGAAGCCGTCGAGCTCGGCGACGGGGCCGGCCCAGATGGCGAGTTCGGTGACGATGGCTTCTTGGAGGGTGAGCACCCCAAGGCGCAACGGCACGGGGAGGTCGCGGGTACCGCCGGTCGGGGCGCTGTGGCTGCCGCCGGTCTTCCCAAGGAGCAAGCCGAGTTCGAGGTAGTCGCGCGGCAGCTGCTCGACCGCGCGCAAGACGTGGGTGGTGTCCACGTGGCAGAGGTCGCCGTCTTCGGTGGACCAGGCGGGGAGGCGGGCGCGTCCGGTGGTGCCGTCGGGCAGGGTGGTGGTGTGGGTGCGTGCGTCGGCGCATCGGTCGCCGCGTCGGCATCGGCGGATCGTTTCTCGGACGGCGGTCACCGTGCCTCCTTGAGTCGTTGCTGGAGGGCTATCCACACGCTGGCGGAGTGCATCTGGGCGGCCGCGAGGGCGGTCTTGAGGAGGCCTTCGGCGATCTCGTCCGGGGGCGGTTCGCCTTCGATGATGGCGTTGGCTCCGTAGAGGGTGCCTCCGGCGCTGACGGAGGCGGACAGGTAGACATGGCCGTCGCTGTCGTCGTCGGGCTCGGTATCTGTGTTGATCGAGAGTTCGTCGATGCCGCCGGTCATCGGCTTCTCCGTGGGGTGATGGCGCGTGGTGGGCGCTGGCGGCGGGCGGGTCCGGTGTTGCGGTGCTGACGCAGCCACAGCGCACGCCCGTGCGGATCGGTCGGCGCCTGCTGTTCGATCTGCTCGGCCAGCGGGACGAGGGCGCCGCCGATAGCACGGAACGCCTCACCGACGGCTTCGACCGCTGGGCGCAGGGCCTCTGCAATGGCGGTGAAGGCGGCTTCCAGGTCGGCGCGGACTTCGCTGAGTCGGGCGTCGGCGGCGGCTTCGGCCTCGGGGGACCGGGCAGTGAGCCGCACGAGCAGAGCGATCATGTAGTCGGCACGGAGGTTTCCGGTGCGCGGGGGAAGTGCGACATCGGCGGTGGTGGGTGCGCCGACTTGCTCGGCGGACCAGGCGGCTTGGCAGTCTTGGTCGCAGAACAGGTCGGACGGTGAGGCGCCGAGCGGGCCTCCGCACTGTTGGCAGCCGGTGGCTGCGTCGATGGCGGTGATGATGTCCACCGCGGGCCTACCGTGCGCCGCGCAGGTACTCGGCGGCGTCGTGGTAGCCGGCGGTGTGGAGGATGCGGATGTCGGCGGTGCGGGTTTCGTCGGCGGCTTTGGCGCGGATCTGGTCGGCGTGTTGTTGGACGACGAGGGCGACGGCGGCTTCGTCGATGTGAGGGTTGGTCACGGGTTCCCCTTCCGGCGGCGTTCGGGGTGGCGTGGATTTCCGCAGGATAGGTTCCCGGTCGGGTGAAAGCTATTCGTCCGGATGGGGTGTCGTGGTTACGCCGCGAATTCGTGACGTGGGCGCTTATGTGCGCAACATAAAGGGGCGAAGGAATGCGTATACGCGCATTCTTGTAGCGTGATCCGCCGACCGGGTGCTCAGTCGGTCCCGGCTTGGCCGCGCGGCTTCCACAACCGAGGCACCACGTCCGACACCCGCTGCGAGTAGGTGGTGCGGCCGAACGTCGCTGGCTTCACCACCGCGGACAGCTCCACGTGCACCGAGCAGCCCAGCGCCACACCGGCGCGGGCTTCGGCTTCGGTCGACCACTCCCGCCCGGTCCACACACCGGCGGCGTCCCGCTCGTACCACGGCAACATGGCCGTCACCTCACGTCGCGATCGCTAGTCGAGTGGTACCTCGTAGACGAGTTGGTAGCGCTCGCCGTTCATCACCATGTCGTTGATCTCCACCGGCCTGTCGGTCGTGTCGTAGGCGATCCGGGTCACCTCGAACACCGGCGAGCCCGACTGGATGCGGAGCAGTTCGGCTTCCTCGGGCGACGCGGGGCGAGCGGAAACGTACTCGACCCCGTGGTGGAGGCGATACCCGAGACCGTCGAGCAGGGCGTAGGACCCACCCTTGCCGGTGTCGACCTCTTCGATGCGCGAACCGATGGTGATGCTGCGAGGCAGGCGTGATGTTGCGAGCTGTACGGGCACGCCGTCCGCGCTCATGACCCGCGACCGGACGGTCACCTCGTCGCCGACGTTGATGTCGAGCGCTGCGGCTGTGCGTTCGTCAGCGTGCTCGAAGGAGACCGTGGTTTGGCTGTTGGCCGTGAAGCCGCTGTAGATGGCGTCCCCCATGAATGCGCCTTGGTCGATGTCACGGCGGGCGCGTCTGAGGCGGTCCAGGCCGCGACGTTGGACGGTCGGGCGCTCACGCACGAACACCCCGGCGCCGGCACGTCCTTCGATAAGCCCTTCGTCGCGTAGGACGTTGAGGGCGTTCTGGACGGTCTGGTTGGACACGCCGAAGCGATCTTTGAGTGCCGCCGTGCTGGGGAGTTGATGCCCAGGGCGGTACTCGCCGGACCGGATGGCCGCGCGCAGCTCATCGGCTACGCGGCGAGTGCGCGCACCGCGGGCTGGCTTGTTCTCGTTGGCGTCTTCTCCCACCTGCACAGGCTAGATCTTTCCAGCTAGGTCTTGCGACTCCTGCATCACCTGCTACATTCCTTACCAGACAGGTCTTACCGGAGAGGCTTCGACCAACGGAGAGCAGATGACCACCGACGCCGACCCCGAGACGTTGATCCCGGTCACCGAGCTCGCCAGGCAGGTGCGGGTGCACCGCACGACGATCTACCGCTACATCCGGCTCGGACTGCTTCCGGCCCACCGCATCGGCATCGGCAAGGGCACCCTCCGCGTCGCGGAGAAGGACTGGGATGCCTACCTCGCCGCCTGCCGCGAAGCCGCCACCCCCTAGACCCGTGTCGCGCCTGGCGCCCCCGAACCCGGGCGCGGCACGGCCCACCAACCCGAAGGAGGACGACGTGCGCATGACCCCCGAACTTCACCTAGGCCGCGTCGCCTACCACGAGCTCGCGCATGCCGTCGTCGCCCTCCACTTCACCGACCTGGGACTTGAGGTCGAGGGCTGCACCCTCACCCCCACCGGTAACAGTCGCTACACGGGCGTCACCGGCGTCGACTCTCCCGAGTGGGAAGACGACCGGGAGGTCGCCGACGCCCTCGTCACCGTCTACGCCGCCGGCGCGGTGGGTGCCCGCCGCTACCTCACCGGAGCCGGTATCCGCAACGCCCGTTGGTGGGCTGAACGCAGCGCTTGGCACGACGAGCAGGCGTTCAACCTCATCGCCCGGTACAGCTCCCTCACCTGGGACGCGGCGACCGAATCAGCCGAACTCGTCCTCACCGACGCCTGGCTTCGGGTTGAGAAGGCCGCAACCAGGTTGACCACCGACATGCACCTGCCCGCACACCTCATCTGATCCGCCGATCACCACCACTGCACCGGAGGACACCGAGATGGACTACCTCGACGCCGCCGTCGGCAGCGACAACCTGCTCACGAACCTCGCCCGACACACCCCCGAGAGGCCCGAGCAGCTCAGGTCCACGGCGGAGCAGCTCACCAAGTACGCCGCGATGCTCGCCACCCAGCCCGGCTACGGGGAGAAGGTCGCGAACCTCACCGCCCTCGCCCAGACATACCTCGCCCTGGCCGGGTCGACCACGTCCAGCCCGCAGCACACCCCCTGATCCCCGGTCGGGGCGGGACGCCTCCCCCTCGACTCCCGCCCCGACCGGGCACCAACCAGCCACCACCTGGAAGGACTGCCGTGACGACCGTCGTGGCCACACCCACAGCAGAAGTAGCCCACCGGCTTGCCCCGTACCGACAGTCCGCGGCCCACCACGAAGCCGGACACGTCGTCATCGGCGCACTGCTGGGCGACCCGGTCGACCGCGTCGACATCTGGTACATGCGTGACCGCGGCTGGCTGCGCGGAGAGACCTGGTCCGTCACCGGCGTGACGGAGGTTGACGTCGTCGACGCAACCCACGGGCTGCTGGTCGCTGTCGCCGGTGCGGTAGCCGAAGCCCGCTGGAGCGGCCGCCCGCTGCACGCCACGCAGGCCGCCAACCCCAGCGACAAGGCCGCCGTCACCCACTACCTCCCCGACGCCGACCTCGACGAGCGTGTCGCCGCCGCCCACGTGGACGGATGGCTCCTCGACTACTGGGCGTCGGTGTCCGCGGTAGCCGAAGCCCTCATCGAGTACGGGTCGCTGTCCGCCGCCGATCTGTCCCGCCTCCTCTGACCTCTGGAGACCACACGATGTTCGCGCGTACGCGCACCGACGACCGCTCCGCACGACGCTGGCCCCGCGCCGCCGTCTGGGGTGGCGCAATCGCCTCCACCGCGATGAACCTCTCGGCGAACTGGCACGCGACCACCGTCCGCGGCGTCACCACGTTCGTCGCACCGACCGCCAACGGCCTGCACCTGCCCGAGGTGACCAAGCTCGTCGTGTCGGCCGCGTTCCCCCTGCTGCTGATCTTCGCGGTGGAGTCGGCGGCACGCACGAGCCTGCGGTTCCGGTTCGGCGACCTCGGGTCGTACGCGATGCCGCTCGGCGCGCTGACGGTGTTCGCGTTCTCGGTGGGCGAGGTGACCCGGCTGCTGCTGGGCATGGGCATGCCCCCTCATCTCGCGGCGCTGTTCGCGTTGGCCCCGGACATCCTCATCACCGCCGGGACGGTCGTGCTGATGCGTGAGCGCGCGGTGCTGCGCCAGACGGTGGCCACACCGTCGGCGCCGATCGTCGACCACTCGGTGTGGGACGTGGACATCGACGACCCGGCCCTGCCCGTCCCGACCACCTACCTGAAGGCCGTCCCGGTCGTTGCGGCGAAGGAGCCGCCCGTCCCGGTCGAGCAGGAGGACGTCCCGGCATCCCGGGAGCAGACGGCGGACGTCCCGCCTCCGAAGCCCCGGACCAAGACGTCGGCCGCGTCCCACCCGACTCGTCCCGCCCGCACGGTCGTGGCGATGTCCACCGCCGAGGACGACGCCCCGCTGATCGCCGACATCACCAGGTACCGGGACGCCAACGGCGGGTCGTGGCCGACCGCGCACCACTGCAAGAAGAACTTCGCGACGTCCCACCGCCGGGCGTCCCGCGTCCTGGCTGCCATGCGGAGTGAGACGTCCCTGGTGGAGGTGGCGGGATGAGCACCTCCACCCCGGGACGTCCCACCCCGCCCGCCGGGACGCCGCGTCCCGGCCCCGGCGTCCCGCCCGTCCCACCGCCTGGCCGTCCCGCGGCGTCACCCCCGCGTCCCGGGACGGCCTTCCCGGGGACGCCCCGTCCCGCGCCCGCCTCCCCCGTGGAGGACGCGGGCGGGGCGTCCTCCCTTCCGCAGATCACGACCAGCGGTGTCGACCCGCGCGTCCTGGCGTGGGCGCTGGGAGTCCCGCTGCTCGTCGCCGTCGCGGTCGCCGCCTGCGTGTGGCTGCCCGCGGCTGCGGCGTGGTCGGTGCTGGCCGTGCTGCTCGCCGCCGCCGGTCTGGCTGTCCTGCGCGGCCGGGGACGTTCCGGTCCGGGACGGTTCGGGCGGCGTCGCGCCGGTGGTGTGTTCGGGGGGCGTCCCGGCCGTTCGGCGGGCGGGCGTCCTAGTGGGCGTGGTCTGCTCGGCAAGCTGACGCGTCCCGGTGCGGGGCGTCCCGGTGGCGGGCGCGGGCGGGACGGGCGGTTCGCGCGTCTCGGTCGCAACCTGGCGTCCCGCGCGTCCCGAAGGTTCCCGCGCGCGGCCGCGGCGGGACGTGCGGCGGCGGGACGCGCCCGCGCCGCCGTGGCCGGGACGCGGGGACGTCTGCCGCGCGCGCTGGGTGGGACGCGTCCCGCCGGGACGTCCCGCGGTGCGTCCCGGGGCAGGCGTCCCGGTGGTCGTCCCGGTGGGCGTCTCGGGTCGGTCGCGTCCCGCCTGACCGGGGGACGTCTCGGCCGGACGTCCCGCCGCAACGGGGGACGTCCGGGCGGGACGTCGAGCACCGGGACGTCACGCCGGGGGACGCGTCCCGGGAGTGGCTCGTCGGGAACGTCCCGCCGTCCCGGTTCGCGCGGCGGACTGCTCGGTCTGCTGGGCGTCCCGGGACGCGAGCAGGGGCGGGGTGGAGCGGTCGCGGCGACCGACGGCGACATGACCGGCGGGACCTCCCGCCCCCCGGACGCCGCCACCCCGGGGGGCGTCACCCCGGACGACCCGGAGCGGGACGGCCCCCTGCCCGACGACGAGGACGAAGGCCGGGACGTCTCGGGGCTGTCGCGGTGGCAGCGCTGGGGCTACGGCCTCGCCGACCGGCTGCAGTCCGCCGACCCACGCCGCTGGTGGGACGCGTTCATCGAACCCGCGAAACCCGCACCGCCGGACCTGACCCCCTACGACACCGACGACGACGAGCCGCCCGGGCGGCTACCACCTGGGGTGCTGCCGGACGAAGTGCCGCCGGCGCCGACGTGGCCCTCGGTCGACGAAGACGACCCGCAACGGGACGCCCCTCCCTGGCCCGACCTCGACCCCGACCCCGAAGGCCCGCCAGCCGTCGAGCCAAGACCAGAGGACGACGAGGAAGACGAGGTCGAACCGGCGTCGTCCCACCCCTCACCTCACGTCTCACCTCACCCGCGTGAGCAGCACCAACCGCATCCGGAACCGATCACCACAGGGAGCGCCACCATGGCAGTCGACGCCAGCCAGTACACCGAGAACATCGACCTTTCCACCCCTGAGAGCCGCTTCTCCAGCTGCATGACCGCAGCCGAGCGGGCCCGGACCGACGCCGCCCGCTGCGAGCGCGAGGCGCAGGAGTTCTTCGACGAGGCCGCCAAGCTCGACACCGTGCCCGGCTCCACGGCAGAGGCCGCCCGGCTGCGCCGCGAGGCCGAGTCGCTGAAGGAGGACCGTGACCGGCGCCGTGCGATCGCCGCCGGGCTGGAGAAGCGGGCCGGTGCGGCGCCGCAGCCGGTGACGGCCGGGACGACGAGGTGACCCCCCGCGGCGGGTCCGCCCGTGTTTCCGCTGGTGGCGGAGTCAGTGTGAAGACGGTCGCCGTGCTCGGCGGACTGGTCGCCACCGTCTGCCTCACCCTGGTGGCGGTGGCGACGGACCCGCCGCGGTGGCTGTTGGTCGTCGTTGCCCTTGTGGTCGGCGTCGGGCTGGCCGGCGCCGGGCACTGGGTGATGGTCGACGCCGACGCCCTGGTGGAGATCCCGACCGGGCAGCGGCGTTGGATGGCGCACCTGGTCGCCGTCGCCGTGGTCGCGCACATCGCCTGCCTGGTGGTGTTCACGCTGGTCGAAGGTCTGCGCTGGCAGATCGCCGCGGCGTTGGCCTGCCTGGTGGTGCTGGAGTGGCTGGTGGCGGTGGTGTGGAACTGGACGCTCGCCCACGTACGCCCCCGGCCGCACGCCGAGGTTGTGCCGTTCGTTCCCGACGTCGAACCCGACCCCGCTCCCGAGCAGTCGCTGGAAGCCACGTTCCACCGTGCCCTCGCCTTGGAGGGCTTGCAGTACGTGCAGGTCATCCGCGCCACCGAACTGCCCTACGGCGCCTCGTTCACCTGCCGCACCCCCTCCGCGTTGGCTGCCGCGGCCGGCGGAAAACCGGCCAAGGTCGCCCCGCTGACGAGCGACGACGCCGACCGCATCGGCAACGCGCTGATGGAGGAGACCGGTATTCCGATCCAACGCGGCTGGGTCCAGGTGACCGACGAGCCCTATCCGAACGTCGTCACCGTCACCGTCACCACCCAGGACGTGCTCGCCATGGCCCACCCCTACCCGCTGGAGGAGGAACCGCTGCCGCCCGGCGCGCCGGCGACGATCGGGTTCCGCATCGACGGCGCCCCGATCGAGCTCAACGTCCACCAGCACGGCATCGTCGTGGGCAAGACCCGCTCCGGGAAGACGTCGCTGGTCAACGTGGTGCTCGCGGAGTTGATGCGCATGCCGGGCCGCAAGCAGCTGTGCGGCGCGGAGAAGGTGTACGACCTGGCCGGGCAGTGGCTGGACCCGCACTTGGGGACCGACAACCCGCTGCCGCTGGACTGGGTACGAGAAGGACAGGACGACACCCTGGCGCTGCTCGTCGAGGGCATGAGGGAGGCGCGGTGGCGGCAGAACCTGCCGCACGCGGACCGCGTCGGCCTGGACCCGCTGTGGATCGTGGTCGAGGAAGCCCCGCGAGTGCTCAAGGACCGGACACGCAAGGCATGGTTCGAGGGCCGCTGGTATGTGGCCACCGAGCTGGTGGCGCACATGATGCGCTCTACCGCCAGCTCCGGGGTGTTCCTGATCCTGCTGGCCCAGGAGTACGACAACGCGATGTTCGGCGACGACGCCGCGTCGATCAAGGCCAACACCGGCTACACGATCCTCATGCGGTCCAAGGACGGCGACGAGCGGAGCAGGGCGTTCGGTGCGGGCGGGGCGAAGCTGCCCAACCTGTACAACGCGGGCGAGTTCTACATCGAGGACGGCTCGGCGCCCTACCGCGGCAAGGCCCGCTACATCCAGGAGGTGGATGCGCGGATGCGGCGGTTGCACGACGGGGCGACCCTGACCGATGTGACGGTGTCCCGGTCCCGGCTGGTTTCCGCTCTGACCGGGGGCCGCACGGCGCCTCCGACTGAGCTGTACGCGTCCCGTCCGACCCGCATGACCAGCTCTTATCGGGAGTATCTGCGTGGCATCGGCCGGGGGGACACCCCCGAACCGGAGCCGTTGGAGGCGTCGGTGGAGCGGGAGTTGGATGCGGTGTTCGCCCAGCTGGAGACCGGTGGCGCCGCGACACCGGAGACCCGGGTGGAGCTCTCCGATGTGCCTCCGGCCAAGCGGACGCTGCTGGACCGCATCGTGGAGGTGGTCACCGAGCAGGGGCCGATCGCCCGCCGGGAGGTGCTGTCCGCGCTGCAGGCGGGCGGTGCCGTGACCGAGTCGAGCATGGACAACGCCCTGTCGAAGCTGGTGTCCCGTGGTCAGCTGGCTCGCACGCAAGAGGGTGTGTACTCGCTGCCCTGAGGCGTCTCATCTCACCTCTCATCTCACGTGCGGGGACAGACGTCTACCTGCACGGATGGGGGGTTTGTCGGTGGTGAGGTGAGAGGTGAGATGAGACGAGGGCCCCGCACCGGGCTGGTGCGGGGCCCTCGCCGGTGAGCCGGTCAGCCCTGGAAGAAGTCGTCTTCGATCAAGAGGAGGTGGTTGGCTTCGCCGGCCATCCAGAGGGCGGCGTCGTGGTCGAGGTCGGTGAGCACCTTGCGGTTGGAGTCGGGAGCCAGGTGGACCGAGCCGGTCCGGACCATGGCGATCAGGGCCTCGTCCTGGGCGGGCCAGTCCCGCGGGTCGGCGCTGAGCATGGGGCGGAGCTTCGCCAGACGGACCCAGTCCTGCGGCTTCTGGCAGAGGTCTTCGTAGGCGGCGGTGATCGCGTCGATGTCGGAGTTGTAGTTCATGGTGTCCCCCTGGGCTCTGGTGTGCCGTACTGATGTGGAGAACACTACATGACATCATGTGGAGTCGTCAACATGACGTGACCGGGTTGTGATGTAGACGAGTCCACATGACTCATGTAGTGTTCTCCGCATGACGACGACGCCCGCCCAACCGCACGAGATCGAGACCTGGCTCGGCGACGACCACGACCTCACCCCCGACCAGGTCGAGACCCTGCGCGCCGCCGCCGACACCATCGCCGCCCGCTACCCCGACCCGGACGACCAGGCCGAGCGGAAGGCCGCCCTCGCCACGGCGCGCCGCATCGTCACCGAGGACCCCGCGCTCGTCGTCGCCGAACTCGCCGACGCACGACGCAGGGCGCGTGAGGCGTTGGCGCTGTCCACCGCAGGCCTGTGGCAGGCCGCGGTCATGACCGTCGACGTCGGCGTGCGGGGCCGCAAGCACAGCGACTCGGAGAACGCGTTCGCCGTGCGCGCCGGTGTGGACCGCAAGACCGTGCGGACGTGGCTCGGCAAGTGACCATCGGCAGAACCGAACCGCACCTCGGAGGCACCCTGTGACCTGGAAGCCCCACAACCCCGCCACCTTGGACCTGTCCGGCGAGAAGGTGTTCGTCGAGGCGGACCGGCCGTCGCGCTCGTCGAACGGCTGGGTGCCGCCGACGACGCCGTCCTGCTGGTCGTGACCGTCACGGTCGTCGAATGGCTGGGACATGGTGCCTCCTGTGGGGTCGTGCTGCTGGGGCCTGACGTCGGGTGACGGTCAGGTCTGGCCGGGCATGGCGGTGCCGTGCACCTGGCCCGCGGGTGGGGGGTAGAGCAGCGGGAGCAGCTGCTCGTCGGGTACGTCGATCACGACTGCGGCGGTGGCGTGTGCCCCGCCGCGTTCCTCCGCGCAGGCGTCGCGCCAGCCCTGCGGGTTGGCCTGCACCATGGCGTCGTCCCACGCGTCGACGAGGTACGGCCGGTCGGGGCTGTCGGGTTCGGCGGCGATCAGGGCGTGGATCTTCACCCGGTCACCGCCGCGGGCTTGATGACGCGCGGCAGGTGGACGTGCAGGTGCTCCACCTCGGCCGGTCGGCCGCCTGCAGTCAGGGTGCGGGCCAACTCCTCGG